GTGTCCAGGCCCGGCGCGGTGTGCGCCGATTCCTTGTCCGAATGGACGAGACAACGACCACGTCCGCCGACGAGAACAACAACCGGGCTGTGGGACAGATCTTCCTCCAGCCGACGAAGGCAGCGGAGCAGATCGTCATCGAGTTCATCTTGACCCCGGCTGGAGCCTCGTTCAACGAGATCCTTGCGGCCTAGCTCGGACGAGCCCAGAAGAGTGGCATCCCGAGGAGGAGTAACGAATGGCCTTTCCGAATGATCTACTTGCCAGCCACATTGCCTCGCAGGCTGGGGGTTTCGAGCCCCAGCGCGACGGTGCTGGCGTTCTACAGGTCAACTTCCCTGCCGATGCGCAGGGTGATCTGACGACGCTCATGCTGGCGGTCAAGGCGGTGGCGTTGCCGATCCGGACCATGGGGCAGGCGACGATTTCGTACTTGGCCGGATACGCCAAGGTTCCGACGAAGCCGGATGAGCCGGGTGATCTGACTGTGACCGTGCACGATTACGTGGATGTTCAGGTCTACGACATGCTGCACCGCTGGTCGAAGCTGGTTCACGACCTGACGACCGGCTTCAGCGGTTTCAGTTCCCAGATCAAGTCCAGCGGCGCTCTGGTTTACTTCGGACCGGACGGTTCGCTGGAACGCGAATGGCGTCTCATCGGGATCTGGCCCAACACCCTCATCCCGGCCCGGACACTGGACTACGAAAATAACAACCCGGTCCAGCTTGAGTACACCTTCGTGATGGATAATTACATCTTCGAGGACGAGGAGTAATCCTGGATGGCCAAGCAGGACCTCATACGCACGCTGCTGGCTGACAGCCAGCCTGAACCCTGTGCTCCGATCATGGACAGCAGTTACGTTGCTCTCCACGAGGGGCAGGCCGCTCTCGAAGAGGAGGGTCAGGGGCGCGAGGCCGTACGTCTTGAGGAAGCGGACAAGACCGACGCCGAACTACAGGCAGGCTTGAAGTCGTTCGTTGCCACCTACATCAAGCAGCGCGCCGCTGGGAACGTGCGGGGGGCCAAACAAACCAAGAAGAATATCGACCGGATTATCAGGGAGAAAGGACTCGACGCCAAGAAGGTGTACTCGGTTCAGGGCGACCCCGACGACCCACAGAGGAGGGAGAGCGTCAACGAGGCGGACCAGGGGCACAACGTCCCGTTCAAGACCAACGAATTGGGCAAGAAGCCCGCCCGGGTCGGCATTCGGATGCCGACGAACCCCGGCTCGGCTCCGGATCTCCGGACCGTCAACGGCTACACCGAGGACGGCACGATGGTCGGGTTCATCAACCCGGTCACGACGCCGGTCCAGGACAAGAACGAGATCGTCGGGGCCAACCCGAAGTACTCTGTCAGCTATCACGCGCACCGTACGAGCCCGGACGGCGTTCAGAACCGGTTCGACACGGAGGCCGCAGCCAAGACGTTCATCGCCGACGGCCGTGGCGTGACCTGGAAGAAGAGCAGCGCGGCCCGCCCGGAGCGGGCGCTTGAAGCCAAGAAGAAAGGCAAGGCCGTCAACCCGTGGGCTGTCTGCACGGCTTCCGCTGGCCGCGAGGACAAGGCCAAGTACGAGCGCTGCATCAAGGACGTCAAGAAAAAGCACCCAGTGAAGGAGACCCAGGGGATGGACTACCAGCTTAAAACCGTACAGATCAACGAGTCCCAGGAACACAGCGTTATGTGGCTCACGCTGGAAGAGGTTCGCGCCATCTGCCCGTCCTGCGCGTCCAAGATGGAGAACCGAGCACTCTCCAAGATCAAGGTTGTCTACACGGAAGCCGACAAGTGGCCGCAGACGGTTCGCTCCAACCGGTTCGCCGAGTGGTGCAACGAGAGCGGCCACAAGGGCGTCACACGGGACTGCCTGCGCGCCGCGCGCCAGCACAAGAAAGCGAAAGTTCGGATCATTGCCGAGTCCTACATCGTCGAGCACAAGCTGCGGAAGCCTCGCAAGCCCAAGGCCTGATACCCAGGCCATTTACCAGGATTCCTACGGAGGACCCTGAACCCACAACTCACTCTAAACAAGGAGAGACCAAATGTCGGAATCCCCGGCGACGAACGGTTACCCTGCGGATCTTCCCAGCGGTGGCCGGTACTACGAGTCCGGGAAGTCGCGAGTGGTCTTGACGCACATCAGAGGTGGACAAGAAGCCCTTCTGGCGGACGCCAACCCTCAAACCTTCCCCGAAGTAACAGACCAAGTTCTACAACAGTTGGTGTCCGATCTCCCGGTCGAGGACTGGGGGGACATGCTGATCGGCGACAAGTATGCCCTCCTGTTCTACTTGCGGGAGATCAGCTACCCAGGGAAGCCTTACTCATTCGATGTGACATGTCCTCGGTGCAACTTCGACAACGCGCTGAACTTCGATATCAAGAAGGATATCGACATGCGTGAGGGCACGGAGGCTCCTGAGCCGTTCACCGTGGATCTTCCGATGTCTGGTAAGACCGTCGCGCTGCGCCTCATGCGTGTCAGGGATGAGCGTGAGATGACCCGGTTCGTCCGGAAAGAGAGACGTGAAAATCCTGGGCAGGGTGACCCGGGCTACCTGTACTCTATCGCTCGGGGAATCCAGGCGGTCGATGGGGAATCGGTAGAACTCGACGTGGCGCTCAAATTTGTCAAAGAGGGTGCCGCCATGGACAATACTGAACTAAAGGACTGCCTGGACGACCACGACGTGGGTCCAGAACTGGAGGTGGAGTTCAACTGTCAGTCATGCAAGGGTTACTGGCACCAGATGATGCCCTTGGGGGCTGACTTTTTTCGTCCAGGCAGTACCAAGCGGCGACGCTCTAAGAGATGAGTTCTACGGGTTGAAGAAGCACGGCGGTCTCAGCTACCTGGAGTGGTGTGCGATGACACCGTTCTGGCGGCTCGATTTTGTACGGAGGCTCAACAAGGATCTGAAGGAAGAGGGCGAAGGCCGGAAAGGGCTGTTCGGTCAGATTCAGAATATGCTGAAGCAGATTGTAGGGAGGTAGGTCGTGGCAGGCGCTGCGCAAGCAATAGGGTGGATTCTCCAGGTCGACGACCAAGTGTCTGGCGTCCTGGATAACGTCGCGACTAAGGCTGTCCAGATGGGGCAGGCCATTGCCAAGTCTGTGCGCGTCCGGCTCACTCCGTCCTTCGAGAAGATGAGCAACAAGTTCTCGGAGATGACGGATCAAGTGGGCGACTTGTTCAGCATCGAAGCTATTGAGACAGTCGTCGACATGCTTCGCCCGCTATTTGTGGATCTCCAGGAGACAATTGCCAAGCTGAGGCCTGTCGTCCAAGAGGTTCAAGAAGCCACCGAGGAAGCAAGCCTGTGGGGTGGGAGGCTCATGGGTCCGATCAACCGGTTCTTCTTCCGGTGGGGCCTCTTCATAGCAGGTTGGAAGAAAATAATCGGCGGCATCAGGTGGTTCGTCGGAATACCGCTTCGCCTGTTGAAGGGCGTGCTCGGCACGATTACATCGTTGCTGTCGCCTATAACGACCATCATCAAGGCCCCGTTCTTCAAGCTGTTCCAGGATCTCATGGATGCGATAGATTTCGCGCTGAAGCCCATATTTATGCAGATGCGGATACTGCTCATCCCGTTCATCGTTGTGTTCATGCCGATGCTGACTCGACTGGTCACGGGGCTGATGAGGAATTACGTGCTGCCGTTTGTCATAGAGTGGCTTCCCAAGATCACGAAAGGTTTTGAGACGATATGGATAGCTCTTTTCGGCCGTAAGGAAGAAGCGAAAACAGCGTGGGAGGACATAAAGACCTGGGCAGCAACTTCCTGGGATTCGTTTAAGGGTAAAATCGGCGCGGGGTGGGATTGGTTCAAGACGACCGGGATGACTCAGCTAGAGACGTGGGCGGATTCCGTGCTCTACTGGGCGGAGAGAGAAGCAATGCCCACTGTGGCGAAGACGGTCAGCGGATGGTTCAGTGGGGATACTGCGGGCGCACCGGCCGGTGGCATCATGGGCGAGATTTTCTCCGTCATCGGTCGGTTGTTCCTGGTGTTCGTGAAGGGTGTCGGCGCTCTGTTGGCTCCTCTGGGCGTGGCGATCATGGAGTTTGCCAAGGGCATAACTCCGGTTATCGGGAACTGGGTCCGCGACAAGATCGCCGACTTCGGCGTTTGGATCAGAGACACGGCGTGGCCACAAGGTTCGGCGTGGCTCCTGAGGAAAATCAGCGAACTCTGGAAAGCGGTCGGGGACGAGGCGGTGAAGATTCTGCCTGAGGGCGCAGCTACGTTGCTCGGCTTCAAGAAAGCCGAGTCCGGCAGTGTCGGGGGGCTAACTTCAAGCGCTGCTGGACGGATGAAGTTAGTTAAGCAGGCAATGCGGCTCCGGAAAAAAGAGAAAGCGGGCACGCTAGATCCCTTTGAACGCAACATGCTGCGGAGCATGCGGGGAATGGATATTCCCGGATTGCAGCACGGCGGTGTGATCACGGGCACTCCTGAGGGACGCCTTGCAGTTATCGGTGAGGGCGGCACGACCGAGGGTGTCATCCCGTTCGGGAAGGATGTGCCACATTCAGAAGCGGTTCGCATGATGCAGTCGGCGGTCACGGCTGCTGCCATGGCCAAGGGTGGAGCACCGAGCGCGGGCGGTGGAGACGCGGTGTCTGTCCTGAAGGCCATCGAGAACACGCTGCTGTTGATCGCGGACAACACGGAAGACCAGAGTTGGATGAATGACCCGGACTTCGATCAGTCGAAGAGCCGGAAGCCCTGGCAGACGTAGGAGAGGCCATGCCGGTTCCGTCCTTTATTCCAGGAGGCAGCATCGTATCGCTGACCCCGCCGCTGCCTGCGCCGGGGCACAAGATCCCCACGTCCATCGCTTTCATTCAGGTGGTCGGACGGCCGCTGGACATCCTGTTCTTCCAGAATTGGCCGGACCAGATCAATGAAGGCCTGACATCGGCTTGGGCTCAGTTCAACTTCTCTCCGGCCACGGCCCCGCTGGCGTTCCAGTACGAAGGTACGCAGTGGGACCCCATCGTCGTGAATCTCGTGTTCCACTCCGGGAACAACGGAAGCCTCTTCGGCATCGACACGCGCCTGACAGGCACGGACGACTTCTCCAGAAATATCGCTAACCCGGTGCTGGATCTGCTGCGCATCCAGCTTCAGGTGGCATGGTGCAAGTCGCTGGCATTGCCCTCCACCGATGCAATCAACGCGCCTGCGCGGAAGCTATACAAGGCTCTGGCAAAGGGGAAAGGTTTCTTTGCTGGGCTCCAGGCGGCAGCGGAGTCAGTTGCAGCGACCGGGGAGCTTTTGGCGAAGCAGGGGTCTAAGATCTTCCCGCCGATGTGCCGGATCGCGTATGGCGGATTCCTCTTGCAGTTCGGGTACTGTGCCAGCGTGCAGATTCGGTACCTACCGCCCTTCACGCCGGTATCGGCTCATCCGCACAGGGCCGAGGTGGATTTGACGTTCCACCGTGCCTTCCCGATAGGCAGCATGCCCAGCGGTGCTGGTGTGCGTCGTCGTGCCCTGTTGGGGATGGCATAATGGGTGAAATTTCTCAGACATTCACCGGGTCGCCTGGAGCCGAGAAGGCCGTTCAGGAGTCGGACACGAGGTTCGTCCTGGGCGAGCGCTATGAGTCGCGCTTCAAGCTCACCGAGTTCCTCCTGGACAACGGCCGTGAGCGATACGGCCTGTGGGAGCCTCCGGACATCCGCCTGCTGGGCAACGAGTTCAGGCACGTCACGACTGTGGAGCAGGAGAGCCGCCCGGATCTGGTTAGCTTCGATTTCTACGATACTGTGGAACTGTGGTGGGCCATCATGTTCGTCAACGACGTCCTCTTCCCGCTCCGGGATTTGGTGGCCGGTACGCCGCTCATCATCCCATTCCGGGAAGAGATTGACCGAGCGCTCCAGAGGGTCCGTGAATAATGCCCCCGCTTCAGACCATCTCAGGGCATGTCGATATCGAGCTTGGTGGGAAGACGTTCGAGCGTATTCCTACCATCAAGTTTGACCACGTTGAATCGATCCAGGGCGGATCTCGCTGGAAGATGGTGTTTCGCGCAATTTCGCTTCGTACGTTCGCGGACTTGGCAGACTCCAAGGAGCAGGTGCGCGGGGCTTTCCGGTACCGGTTCAAATTTGATGGAGAAATCGGCACACACGATATTTCCGGGCAGGGTGTTGAATGGTATCGAGGCGTCATCGTGAAGAGCAAGCAGCGTCTGACGGCTACGGGCGTCATCGTTACGCTGATCGGGACGGACCCCTCGATATTGATGCAGGGCCGGACGCGCACGCAGCCCTGGGACGTGGCGTTTCCTACGCTGGCTCGTTTGATTGCGAGGGACTACGGCATCTCCAAACTGTCTATCGATGCGCCCATCGAGCAGGAGCCTCCGGTCTACTGGCAGTACGGAGAAAACGACTGGGAGTTCCTGAAGCGTACGATGAAGAACTTGGTGTCGTCCCGTGGAACTGGCCGAGGCGACTACGAGATGTGGTTCTCCGAAGGCGGTATCCTAAATATCAAGCCTCCTGGCAAGGAAGGCAGGGCAGTAAAGCGTTGGTTACTCTCACAAGCTGGCGTGGACTGGCGGGTAAAGAGCCTTACCGTCATCCAGCGCAAGCGCGCTCTCCAGGCCCAGGGTGGGCTGTCCATCCTGGGTATCGGGTTCGACCCGCTGACCAAGAAGGCCATCACGTTCGAGCACACGCCGCAAACTTCGACTGAAAAACCTCGGATGGGCAAGCGCAATACGTTGGACGCCACAGCGAACATCCCGGCGATGACCATGCGTAGTGTGGCGGACACGCTCGAAGACTTGGAGAACGACGTTAAGAGCGAGTATGGCAACCGCTTCCGCCGGATGTATCTGGCCGAGGCGGAGGTCATGCCCGAGTTCCGGGGCTACAGCGTCGGTGATATTGTCACCATCGATATCGTGGACCCGCAAGGCGAATCCGAGCCCGTCATTCCAGGTAACTACATGGTGGAGGCCCGGCGTACGAAGATCATCGGAACCAATATTCGCATGAAGCTGCTCCTGGCTCGCCATGGTGCGCAGTCCGGCAACACGACGGTCAAGGGTCGCAACTACGACACTCCGGCTACAGAACGCAAACGGGACGGTCGTGATCGAAACATCACGGCAAGGATCACGGGGTAGCCATGGTCTCCCGCAATCTGGACAAAATTGGCGGTATCCCCCTCGGGACCGGCATCCTGCTGGGTATCGTCATTGACAATGTGGATACCGGTACGCCAGACCGGGGCCGGTGCAAGGTCTGGTTTCCCCTGATCCACGGCCCTGAGCAGCCTGAGAGCTTCGAGCTACCGTTTGCGGAGAACGCCCTATCCTTTGGAGGTCTGGCGAATACCGGCTTCGTGATCATTCCTGAGGTCGGGGCGTCGGTGGCCTGCGGATTCGAGCTAGGCTTCATCGAGGAGCCCATCATGCTGGGCTACTGGTACGGCGAGGAGGGCCTCCCGGACCAGCACCCTACTGGAGAGACCCGAGACAAGGTAATCACGCTCCAGCGGACCGACAGCGAGACTGGGGACCGTTTCCTGCTCCAGATCGACTTCACGGACAACTCGTTCAAGGTCACCAGGACCACGAGCGAAGGCGACGACTTCCTGGAGGTTGGTAAAGACGGCATAAAGGCCGAAACTGCCGAGGGGAACGAGATCAGCATCGACCGGCAAGGCAACGTGAACGTGAACGCCCAGGGCGACGTGCTTCTGGGTGGTGGCGCTCTCCCGGCTACGGGACAGGTGGTCACGACCGAGCACATAGACCCATTCACGGGTGCGCCGCACCCCCAGGGATCAGTGAATGTTAAAGCGAGTCTTTAATGGCCGTAGACGCCAACGCGTTATCACAGGCCATCATCGCGGCCTTCCCAGCGGATTTCAATTACGATCCGCTGGATCGCGAGGGCAAGCCTCAGATCCAGAGGCAGTGGCTGGACTCCATGTCAGGTGGATTCATCCCGATGTGGACGGCCGGGACGATGACGCCTGGGACCGGCCCGCCGCCTCCAGGGTCGTTCCCGCACGTGCACACGCTTCTGATCCTGGTTCCAGCCACGATGAGCACGCCCCCGGCCACGTTTCTGCCCGGCCTGGGTGGTCTCAGCGGGCTGTACATCGGGGCCATCGCGGCGGCCGTATCGGAACACTTGATCGCGAACACGACGACGAGTCTTGTGGACGGAGCCGTCAGCCACAAGCACCTGTTCCTCAGCTTCGGCGTGGGCACGGGCATGCGGGATCTGATGCTCACCAAGATCCGGGCGCTTGCGCCGGTCACGGTACAAGTAGGTGGGAAGACGATCACGGTGGATATCAATCCGGATACCGAAGGAAGTCGGGTATCGGACTGGTGTCTGGGGGTCTCGAACGGGATCATCAACCACCTTACGGCGGCTGCTGACATGACCCTGGCCGTGGGCTCAGGGCACGTGCACCTGTTGCTCTAGGCGATTTGGAGGAAACCTCGGTGGGTAGTTATAATCGCTGCCTGTCGTGGAGGTAAGATGGCCGACACCGCACAAGAACCGCTGCGCAATCTGAAGCCGGACATTGATCTGTCCCGGGAAGCGTTTGCGGGTATAGCGTTCCAGTTCGACGGTACGGTTCTGGGCACCTTCGCGCCGAAGACGGACGAAGAGGTCATCCGCAGCGCCATCGAGATGATCCTTCTGACCCGGCCCGGCGAGCGGGTTATGTTCCCGGAATTTGGCTCGTTCATTCCGGATCTGCTGTGGGAGCCCAGCGACGACGTTCTCGCGATCTTGCTTCGGTCCACGATCCAGGAGGCGTTTTTCACCTGGGAGGACCGGGCTACGCTGGCGGCCGTGGCTGTTGAGCCTAATGAGAACTCGATCCGCATTACGATGTCGATCTTCCTTGTCAAAGAAGGCGACGAGCGAGAGATCAACATGAGTGTGGACATCAGCCGTCAGTCGGTGATCAACGCCTTCTTACCGGTCAAGTCGGCTCAGACCGTGGACTAGGTGAGAAACGGATAGAGGAGTTAGGCGGTGGCTATTCAGGAGTTCAGATCCACTCTGCCGGAGGTCATCACGAAGTTCGTGGGCATTCCGCAGCCTCGGATCTCCCTGGTGGATCGCGATTTTGCGTCTATCCGGCGGGCTCTGCTTGACCTGATCCGTCAGCGCTTTCCGAAGGAGTTCAAGGATTTCAACGTCAGTGGCATCGGCATCGCCCTGGTGGACGTTGTGGCGTACTCCCACGCCCAGATGTCCTTCTATATCGACAGCTTTGCCAACGAGTTCTTCTTCCCGACCGCCAGGACGCTCACGGGTATGCGCCGCCTGACGGCTGGCCTGAACTACCTCATGCGCTCGGCCACGTCTGCGAGCGTGAATATCACTGCCTTCCCAAACCCGGCGCAGCCAGCGAAGATTCGCCTGGACGCGGAGACTCGGTTTACGGCTCGTAACGGCACGGTCTGGCAACTTTCAGACACGGTCATCATCGATGAGAACGCAGCGGCCTTCCCGCAGGCGGATTCGTCCACCAAAATCATCGCTGTCGAAGGAGATCCCCGGCAGTCCATCTTCGTTTCTGATGGTACGCCTTTCCAGAAGCTCATTATTCCGGATCAGGATGTTACGGACGCGTCGGTTGTCGTCACGATTGCGGCCAAGCAGTGGGAACGGGCCGACTCTCTTGTCTTCAGCGAAGGCTTCGGATTCGAGAGTGACACGATCACGTCTCCGGGGACGCCGGACTTCTCGTTCCTATTGACCAAGCTGCACCCGCGCCGGGACAACTTCCGGGTCTCAGTCGGGAATGACCCCAACACGTCGGTGATCTTCACCCAGGTGGACGACTTCCTGCTGTCCGGACCAACGGACAACGTCTTCGTGCTGGACGTGGATGCCAATACTGGGGCCGGTACGGTCGTGTTCGGCGATGACGTGCAAGGCGCGATCCCGGCGCTCGACGAACTGATCGTGATGACCTACAACGTCATCGGTCCCCAGGAGCGCTACCAGCTTACCATCGAGCCGGACGGCCTGCTCGCGGTCCGATTTGGTGACGACAAGGGCGCGATCATCCCGCCCGATGGCGAAGAAATTACCGTCGACTACAAGGTTGGGGGCGGTCTTCGGGGCAACATCGATATCGGACAGATCGATACGTCCATCCGGGGCTTTCTGGTCACGACCAACGACCCGGTCGATGTCCGTCTCCAGAACCAGGAGGCGGGTGCAGGCGGAGAAGAGGCTGAAACCGTCGACCACGCGCGCCTGTTCGCTCCCAAGGTCGCGGCATCCACGGGTCGTGCCGTCACTCAAGACGATTACGACGCGCTGATCAACACGTTTGTCCACCCCACGTTTGGCGCAGTGGCCTTCGGGAAAGCGGATCTGCATCTGGATTTCCCCGAGAGCAATCAAGTCGACCTGATCATCTGGACGCGGGACACCGAGGGGCGCGTACTCGCTGCTCCCCAGGCCTTCCGGGACACGGTCGGGACGTTCATCGACAGCCGCGCGGACATCGCCCACCTCATCGTGACCGAGGGCGGCGTCACGATTCACGTGGACGTGTTTGCCAGGGTGGCGATTCTTCCCAACCTGGACGTGGCATCCATCCTGGAAGAAGTCCGGCAGGTGGTTATCGCCTTCTTCCAGTCGACTCAGGTTCTACCGGGCGTCGACATCCACGAGTCGCTTCTGTGCACGGTCATGCAGTCGGTTATCGGCGTGAGCTACGTCGAGATCACGAACCTCCGTACATCGGAGCGGAGCCGTGCGACCTATGCCACGGGCGACGGCATCCGCTCCAGGTACCGTACGGAAGAGTTCATCGGCACCGATCCGGTGTTGGGATCGCCCGTTCTTCGAGGCACGTTCCAGCTTAACTGGGGCGTCAACAAGGTCGTCGATGACCAGCTTGGCAGCTTGACGGGAAACACTGGGGGCGGCGCAGCCAATGCGATCATCTACGACGACGTATTTCAGAACACGGAGCCCAACGTCGTCGGCGGAGGTCCTGTCAGCGGTGCTGGATCGTCCGGGCCTCGCTTCTTCACCCCGTTCTTCAACCAGAAGGTTGAGTCGGTGGGCGCAGCCGGGGCGACGATGTACTCTGGCACGCTCGTAGACTTCGATGCGACCGCGTCGTTGGGTACGCTCATCATCACAGACGGTTTCCAGTTCCTGTACGACGACGGGGCGGGCTTCCTGCGGCGTGGCGGAAACAGCACCATCGCCGCGTACCCCATCGTTGGATCGATCACCTACGGCACAGGCGCGTTCGAGATGGCCGCAGGTGGCTTCGCGTCGGCGACCTCGGCCGCCGTATTCGCCTTCTATGTCATCGACAGCGGGTTTGCTGATGAGAAACAGGTCGAGCAGCCCACGAACACTCCGGTCAGGGCGGACGCGGTTACGTTTGTGTACCGCCAGGACGTGGTGATCGATGACGGTAGCGGGGATCTGATTGGTGCCATCGACACGGGGGACACCCGAGCCGAAGCCAACACGATTCTCTACGATGACTTGCTCACGCAGGCCGAGGAGTTGGCTTCCAGGGTCGTGGTGGGCTCGGGAAACACTCAGTTCCGGGGCCGCCTGGGTAATACCTTCCCGTTCATTCGGGCAGGCCGGTCCGTATTCACCGACGGCAGCCAGACGATTACGGACGTGGGATCTGTTCAGAACGGAGAAGGCACGCTGATTGGCGACATCAACGGGATCGGAAAGAATCGGATCTTCTACGAAGATACGACGCTCACGTTGGAGTCCAACGTGGTTGTTGAGCAAATTGACGTCCCAGTAGTGGGCAAGAATACCTACACCGGGTTCCTGATGAACAACATCAAGAACCTCGTGGGTACGCTCGGCCCTACGACGCCGATTGAGATCAGGATCACGCACACGAATGGCCTGCTCGTCCTGACCGATGCGGCTCCGACAGACTTCTCAGGCCTATTCACCAGGGATGGCGCTTCTACAGACGCCCCAGGCGACTCGGATCTGGCCCTCTCGTCGATCAACTACGCGACCGGAGAGGTCATCGTCGTACTGGTTGCCCAGACTGTCGGGTCGCTCCAGTTTACAGCGACCTACGAGGTCTTCGCAGGAGCTTTCAATCTGACGTTCGCTGCCTCAGCAGTTCTGGTCACCTCGGGTGTGACCTATCGGACAGCCCGGGCAGGTGAGTTCGACCTGACACTCGACAACGGCCCCTTCATCGGGGAACGGTTCTTCTACCGCTACGATCAGGCCCTGGGCGGCAACTTCGATGTGGCCTTGAGCCCGATTCCCATCAACGGCGAACTGATCATTGCCGATTTCCGATTCCCGTACGAATTTGTGCGAGTGGCCGAGCAGGTGGGCACGGGAGACCCGACGGTCCTCCGCATCCAGGGCACGACCCGGTTCAAGATTCTCAAACGGGGCCGCACCGTATTCACCGCACTCAGTACGTCAGGAAACCTAATGACGGTCCGGGACGATGGGGACTCTGGACTGAAGGGTGCTGTGGACGCGGCCATCGGAAAGAACTTCATCGACTACGACACAGGGGTGTTTGACTTCAATTTCAACGATAACCCCGTGCTGGGCACGCAGATCCTGGTCAGCTATACGGCGGTCCTGGAGGCGGACGAGACGATCCCCATTCTGGACAACCAGATAGCCACCATTGCGCTCGTCGAACTGACGAGAATTGATCCGGAGGACATCGGTTAATGCCTCCGACCCGCACAACCAGAACGGGACGTGAGCCCCACAACGGGTTCGAGATCAACCTATACGGTCTGCTGCCCGATCACCTGATCCGAAAGGACCAGGATGCTGCACCCACGGGGCTCGCGGACATCTGGGACCCCTCCAACTCGCGCTTGGAGAAGATGGGCGAGTCGGGGGACACAGAGTACACGATCATCGCGGACGACCCGATCAATCGGGACACGGTCGCGGTGTTCTCGGGCACTCAGCAGCTTGCAGACGACGGGGACGGCAATTTGACGGGCGATGGCACTGGCACGGTCAACTACGAGACCGGCCGCGTACTCGTGACGTTCGCCGTTACGACGGAATATCCGGTCTTCCTGTCGTACCTGACCGGCGCGCAGGTTGAGTTTGCCTCTCAGTGGGACCAGGATGGCGCGATCTGGGACAGGATGGCGCGGCTGCCTATCATCCAGCGATTCTTCTGGCCCGTCGAGCTTGAATCCACTCAACTTGTTGACAAGATCGAGGAGTTCGCGGACCTCAACGACGTCGACAAGACCACGCCAGAGAACCTGATCTTCCGATTCCAGGGCTACGGCTTCCCGGAGACCGTGGCTGACATCGACCTGGACACCTCCAGGGCTCTGCTGCGCAGTCTGCGGGACCTGTGGCAGACGAAAGCGGGCAGGCGGTCCTGGTTCGCTCTGCTCCGGACACTCGATTACGAGATCGAGGTCTTCGAGCTTTGGAAGAGCAACCCGTTCAACCTCTACGGGGACGATCCGGGCGAGTTCTACAGCCGCATTGAGCGGACTGACGCGGCCACTATCGGCCCGATCATTGTTGGCGGCGGTAACGACACGGACATCGTCAACTTCCAGTTCGACTTCCTGACCAATCCGGCCGATCCGCTGACGCTCGCCTTGCGGCTTGACGCCTTCCCGGCCGTGATCGGCGAGGTTATAGGGGCATCTGGAAGCGCGGCGTATGCCGGGACGTTGGTGGAGTTCCCGCTCCAGGCCGGGACGCTGACCATCGAGGACGTTGGGGGCTCGCAGACTGTTACTGACGACGGCCAGGGGAATCTTACAGGCGACGGCACGGGCACGATCAACTACACGACCGGGGCCTTCGCGGTCACGTTCGACGTCATCACCACCAGCGGTCCCACGGCTGACTACGTCCCGGTGGACTCCGAGACGCTCACGGTCGACCCGGTCACGGGCGCGATCACCGGATCGCTCGCGGCCGTGGGCCAGATGGACCTCGAAGCGGGCGATGGCTTCATCAACTTCAACCGTCTGATCCGCTCAAGCCAGTTCCTGCGCTCGACATATAACACGATCATCACCCCGTTTCGGGCGGCCCGAGTGGATCTGGAGTTCGATATCGACGACACGGTCCCGCACAAGGCTGGTGACCGGGCTGTCGGCGCGATCCTGGGTGCGGTAGAGGTCGTCCGGCCGATCCACGTTCTGATCCGGACGCTGAACATCAACATCCCCATCGACGAGACGGCCTCGATCAGCGAGGGCGGTACCTGTGGGCCGAATCAGGCCGACCTGAAGACGTACACCTACCCGACCCAGAGCCAGAGCGGTGTCGTCATCGGGGTCTTCGGGCTCACGCTCTACAACGGGACGCTGGCTCCGGGCCACCTCATCCCGGGGACGCTGTCTTTCACGGATCTCGTAGGCAGCCAGCAGATCTTCGATGACGGCCACGGTGGCCTTGTAGGCGACGGCAGCGGAAGCATTGACTACCAAAGCGGTTATTTCGTGGTGACGTTCAACACCGCCACGGGCTCCGCGCCCACGGCCCAGTACCGGAATTTCAACGTCCAGTCCACCTTAGCCGACCCCCAGATCGAACGGTACATGGCAGATCTGGTCGATTTGACAAGCAGTGAGGGGAATCTGGTAGAGTTTACGACCGTTGAGGCAGGGCAGCCGGACGACGTTCGGACCTCGTTCGAGGACGAGGCCCGTATTGAAGGGGACTTCCTGGAGATCACGGTCACCGATCCTCCAAACCCTGTCACGGTATTGACTTTTTGAGGTCTGAGGATGAGCCAGGGATTCGTATTCGGGACGCCAGCCAACCGGTCTGATCTGGAATCGGTCAAGGTCCGGGTCAACCTGGATGCTCTGGGCACTGCCAACGCGGGAGATACCGCACCGGCCGCGCCGAAGGAGGGCATGTTCTGGCTGGACACTTCCAACGCGCCCACGCAGTGGCTGCTCAAGCAGTTTCTGGGAGGTGCGTTCCAGATCCTGATTTCGTTCCCGACACCGACGAACACGGCGACGATCACCTTGTTCACGATCACGCCCGCCGTGGTGACTTGGACGCTGACGCACAACTTCAACAGGGCGGCGGTATCTGTGTCGCTCTTCGATACGAACGGGAAATCCGTCGAGGCTCTCGATGTGAACGTCTCGAACGTCAACGAAGCCGTCATTACCCACGCCTTTGCCCTCGGGGGCACGGCTGTGGTGATTGGATAGGAGCAGACATGGACCCGAAGCGTGCATCAATTCCAGAGGGCGCAAGCGTCCCGGATGGAATGGGCGGCCATTTGGTGTGGATCAACGGCCAGTGGCGTAGATCCGCCGCTCCGAAGTTGGCTCCTCCTGCTCCGAAGGCGGACGGGTCTATCATCGAGATCGCTCCCCTGATCAAGGGTGAGTTCCACCTGGAAGTCCACGACATCCTGCCCGACGGCACGGCAGTCCTGAATGAGAAGGAGTCCTTCAGCGACCTGAACCTGATTGTCGCCAACGCGCCGCTGATCATGGCGCTCAACCTGGGCGGCATCGATTCGGCCAACAACCGGATCGGCGGCGTCCAGTGGGGTGACGGACCTGACCCAACGACGCCTCCGCCCCCGGCGGCGACCGACACGGCTCTTGAGAATTTGATCCTGACCACGACGACGGTCTTCCCGCCGACCACGGGCACGACCTTCGTTCAGTTCAGTAGCACGATGGATACGGCCACGGGGAACGGCAACGTGTTCACCGAGGCCGGGCTGGTCACCGTGGCCAACGGGCCTCGGATGTTCGCTCGCAAGACGTTCCCGGGCATCACGAAGGACTCGAACAAGACGCTGACGGTCCGGTGGGTCATCAGCTTTCTTCAGAACGCCTCGGGATGCGACTGCCAGGGCATCGGCTTGTTCGGCGAACTCGGCCCGATCAACCGCTTCAAGTTCGTGGCGGTCGGCGGCGAGGTCGCCATCGCAGTTCCGCTCACCTTCTCGGCTGGGCTCAACCGTCTGTGGGTTTGGAGAAACGGCAAGAGGATCTTCAGCGGCGACGGGTACACCGAGAACCATCCGGTGGGCATCACGGCTCTGTCTCCGGCGGCTGTCGCGGGAGAGGTCTTCTTCTTCGAGGTCCTGGAATAACGGATAGGAGAATTTGACGTGGTTGAGAAAGCACTGGAGCGGCATCAATTTGACGTCGGAGCGCCGAACGACAGCTTCCTGGCGGAGGCCAGCGCGGTACCGGACGCCAACGTTCAGGTGTCCACAGGCACGTTCGTCCAGGAAGACGGCGTGACGCTGGACACCATCCCCGCTGCGGCCGTGGGGCCGTTCGCTGTCTTCTCCGGCGGTGGCGGTGACGTGGAGCGGTGGGACTTGGTCACGCTCGACCCGAGTGGCCCGACTTTCGGTATCGTGACCACGCCCGGCATGGACCAGCCTGCCGGAACCTTCGACACCTCGGTCCCGGTCATCCCGACGGACCACATCCCCATCGCGGCCATCAAGATCAACGAGGCGGGCACGGTCATCGTCGTCCAGAGTGACATCGAGGACGTGCGGAGCTTCTACCACAGTACGCACGGAGACCTGGGGCAGGCCGCTTCGACCGTGAATCGGAGGCACAAGACCGAGCAGTCTGCCCATACCCAGGCTGCAACTGCGGACTGGACGGTTGCGGACGGCTCGTCAGTCAAAGACCACCTGGACGAACTGGCCACGCGGGGGGTTTTTGTAGCAAAGATCGGGGGCATCAGCCCAGATTACGCTGGGTCAGCTATCCGAACGGCGCTCTCCGACTTTGAGAACTCTGGACAGGAATCCGCCCTTTTCATTGTCCGAGCAGACGCGACCTTCACCGGTGGCAATCTGACCGTGACCAAACCCTTCAAGATGGTCGGTCAAGTCGAGCCAGGAGTTTCTTTTTATTCTTTTCAGTTTAGTGGGACAAGTCTTCTAACCCTGGATACGGAAGCTACACTTAACCCGGGATTTGTGGAAGCAGAGTTTGTTGGTATTGATATTGTTAGAGAAGGCAGTGCAACTGGAGGAATTCTCTTTCCTAAAAACTCATCCTTGCGTGCTAGGTTTAGTCATATACGTGACTTAGCAACTGGACCCACTGTTGACTTTATTCGATTTACTGGCGACGGGACTATTGAGTTGGAAAATAGTATTTTGACTCCTATAGCTAACCAGAACCTGATCGGAGGGACTTTACTTACGGTCACCTGTAGAAGATGTGACATTGATGACACCACAGGCAAGGCTTTCGGCTCAACGACATTAGACCTGTACCTTCTTGAAGGCACTCTTTTTGAGACGGATGACTTTACGGATGTGACAACACTCAGGGTTTGGTTAGACGGTACCTCGATCCTTTCTGGAAAAACCCAGATACCTACAGGCTTCACAAACCTCGAAGTAATTGGGCATGATTTCTGGACCCCAAGATTCTCTACTCTGGGTATCAGTTTCTCAGATGCCTTGAACTTTAACATCAGTGGTCATGTTGAACTGGCCAGTGCAGTAATCTCCTTGGGTGCGTCCGAGCTTATTATTTCCAGGTCAAACCTAGTAGTTAGTGGAACCAAATCAGGTTCTTCGGGCACGAGAATAGAGGGCTCACCGTCTGCTACTGGTAACAAGCTGGTAGAATTAGTTGGAAACAATATTCGTTTAGAGGGGATTGTATTCAGGTGCAGCCCATCAGTATCTGGGCACGCAGCAAGTATTATCCAGTTTGATGTGGGTACTGAGACTGGTCATGAGGTTATAGATTGTGAATTCCAAGCTGAAGGGGCGAACGATACCGGTGTTGCAGTAAGTTTAGGTGGGACGAATGGATCAGGAAGTGTTATTAAAGGATGCTTGGTCAGGAGTTCCCCAGAGGGTACGGCTGCATTCTTCCGTGGTGGCAACGCACTCGTTGTTCAAGGTGAGGGACGGATAGAAAGTTGCACAGTAAAGAACTTTTTAGATACAGGCATAAAGTCCATTGGTAAATTTCAAGGAGGGCTTAGGGTATCTAACTGTCTTGCTGATATGTCGTCATGTACAGACGCTGCCGCTGTAGGAATCCAAGTAAGCGGAACTACATTGTCCAATTGTCAAGTACATTGCTTGAACCTGATAACAACACTCGATACAGCACAGGCTATACAACAAAGTACGACAGGTGGTCTCGGTAGCGAGTCAGTTATTGATAATTGCCAGATAAGCGGTTTAGGTACTTCAAGTACTAGAAGAATTGGAATCGGTATACGTTTACCTCCTGTTTCAGCCCGGTGTAAAATTAGTGGATGCACTATTAGAGACTTCAGGAAGCAGGGCATCAAGATTGAGGGGGATCTTAACGTTGTCGTCCACAACATTATAACTTCTATCGATGATGGCGCTAGTACGGAAAACGCTGCTATCGAAACAATTATCGGAGCAGACAACAATGTCATTGACGCTAACCTTTCGCAAGGAATCCGTGGTGCCATCCCTTACCCTAATGCGGGAGCTGCGAATTGGTTCGGCGCGACAGATCAGACAGGAAACAAGGATGTTGCCTAATATCGACAGGATTACCAACATGAGCGTATAATCCGGATCAATGGTGATCCGATCTCACAGGAGGGAAACCCCATGAAGATTTGGGTTCTGAAAGTGTTGCTGGTTATATAAAATCATGTAAATAATTTTAGAAATACCTGGACAAAAGGGTAGCTGAATCCGATAATACGAGTGTAGTCACCAGGGCGGGACCAAACAGGACTGCCCAGAACAGAAAAGGGAGACCTCGCCATGCTGATGCTTCACTGCGGAGCCCACGAAGTGACCCGGGAGCGCCTCGATACCATCGAGACGCCTCCGCGTACGTCGACTTGGACGCCCGCGCCGCACGCTGACGTCGCTCGCGCCATCCTGACCGAAGCCAAAAGCCGTGGCCTGGAAGTCACGTCCGAACGCTGGGGCCTTATGGATGGCAGCTACGAGAACGAAGCGGGCACCCGTGTCAAGGTTCTCGGTGCTCGTCTGTACGGGGCCGTCGACTTCGGCCCGATCCCCAACTACGAGACGCCCAAGGGCACCGGCATGAGCATGGGGATCGCCACCAGCATGGACAAGTCGACTGCCCAGCGGATCATGGCAGGCGGCCGGGTCTTTGTCTGCGACAACGGCATGTTCGTGGGCGAGTATCAGGTCCGCCACATCCACGGTCGCGAGTTCGACCTGGAAGGCAGCGTCGGCGAGGCCTTCGACAAGTTCTTCGAGGCCAATATGGACCTCACCACGATGCACGATGAGCTTCGCGCCCGGGATCTGACCGAGGGCGATACCAAGAGCCTGATCGTGGACATGGCCCGGGCGGGAGCCTTCGCCAGCAACAAGATCGTCCCGGTCTACGAGGAGTGGCAGCGCCCCTCCCACGACGATTTCCGGCCCAGGAACGCCTGGAGCCTCTACAACTGCGCCACCGAGGTGATGAAGAGCCAGTCTCCGGCGCGTCAGGTTGAGGGATTCCGGTCCCTCAACAAGGTCCTTGCCCCATCGGTGAGGGTGGATCAGAACTGATCCACCTTTCTCCTGTCCCGCCGGGCTCCCCGTCCCTGTCCCCCAGGGGAGCCCGGCCCCTCCTTAAAAACACACAAAAATCCCTAGAAAATCCTTGCAAAATAACTGTCCGGAATGTATATTATAACCATAGGACAGGGAGACAGACATGCCTAAGAGTCAGCCCATCACCCGCGCCATCGACCCGACCGAGTACGACCACATCATCGTCGGCTTCTCTGGTGGCAAGGACTCGCTGGCCTGCGTCCTGAAGCTGCTCCGCGAGTACCCCGAAGTGAAGGACAAGATCGAACTCTGGCACCACGACATTGACGGCCGCGAAGGCAGCGAACTGATGGATTGGGCGATCACGCCGGACTACTGCCGCGCGGTCGCCGAGGCCCTGGACCTGCCCATCTACTTCCAGTGGAAGGTCGGCGGCTTCGAGGGCGAGATGCTCCGCGAGAACGAGACGACGAAGGGCGTCAAGTACGAGGCCCGCGACGGCTCCGACGAGATCTGCTACCTTGCGCCGGGCAAGTCCGGCAAGGCTGGCACCCGCCGCAAGTTCCCCCAGGTCAGCGCCGACCTGTCCGTCCGCTGGTGCTCCGCCTACCTGAAGATCGACGTCGCCCGCCGTGTCATCAACGCCGAGTTCAAGGGCGAACTGGATCAGCAGGTCAAGGTCCTGCTCGTGACCGGAGAGCGCGCCGAGGAGAGCACGGCCCGCGCGAACTACAACACCGCCGAGGTTATCAACTCGACGCGCCGCCGCGAAGTACACCAGTGGCGCGCGATCCACCAGTGGACCGAGCAGCAGGTCTGGGACATCACCAAGGACTTCAGCATCAACCCGCACCCGTGCTACCACCTGGGCTGGGGCCGCGCATCCTGCCTCGCCTGCATCTTCGGCAACAAGGACCAGTGGGCCAGCGTCCGTGCCCTCGACCCCCAGCGCTTCGAGAAGGTCGCTGGCTACGAGGCCGAGTTCGAGACGACGATCCAGCGCAAGCTGAGCATCCGCGAGCAGGCTGATCGGGGCGCGGTCTTCGAGCAGATCACCAGTGAGGATCACCAGCGTGAGATCGCCGTGGGCAAGCACTACCCCCGCGACGAGGTCATTATTAGTGACTGGAAGCTCCCGGCTGGCGCATACCGTGCGTGCGGTGGCCCAGTGTAGGGACAGGAGACAGACCATGATCGAGCCCCACATCGTCAGAGAGGCTGAAATCGACGGATACACCGTTCGCTACGATATAATGGGGGCGTCGTTGCTCGGGCCACATTTTGTCAAAAGCTGGACCATCGTAACGGACAGTGGCTCGATGTACACCAGTGCCCCGCACGGTCTGATCTCGCTGGCACAGGCAGAGGCTCTGTGCCGAAAGGTCATCGAGGCGATCAAGCCGAAGGAGCCTAAGGCCGAACCGGAGCCGCAGAATCTGGAAGAGGCGGTGGCTTCCCTGCTTGTGGAGGTGGATGCCGCTGTCGAGGAAGAGAACTGGTACTTGGGGAACATGGAAGAGGCCGCAGAGCACGTCCGGCGGTTTCTTCTGGGAAAAAGTTGACCAAATAGGGTTGACTTTCCGATAATACAGGCAGGAGGATCGCATGGCACGCCAGATGAAGCCACACGAGATCGAGCACATGATCCAGTGTCTTCGGATCTGCAAGGACGACGGCGCTCGGGAAGCTCTGCGCCTCCTGGAGCAGGCCCCGAAAGTGGACGAACGCGCCGAGAACTTCCTCAAGGTCCGTGTCGTCGACGATTTGAGCCACGACATGTGGATTCTCAAGCCCTGCGGATTCCTGGTCTGGGAGATCGACCTCTGATCACGTTCGAGCAGATCAAGTCCAACCTCGCTCGTCTTGGATTCGACTACAAGAAAGAGCAGAAAGCCCTCGACAGGCTCCTGGTCCGCAAGGTGAAGGACAAGGACACGGGCCTGAATATGCCGGTGACCATTGTTACCGACCAGGGCTTCGTCCCGGCCGGGATCGTCCCCTGGATGATCGACGAATTGAAGGACTACCGCATCGACGACAAGATGTGGGCCAAGGACGAGACCGTATTCGAGGTTGACGAGTCCTGCTTCATCGGCCGCGAACCGCGCGCGTACCAGATCAAAGCCTCCAAGATGATGCTGTCGGAAGACCGGGGGATCTGCGCGGCTCCCACAGGGTCAGGCAAGACGGCGATCATGTCGGCCATGGCGCACAGCATTCTCCGCGCTCAGCCTGAGTGGCGGATCATGGTCGTCTGTTTCACCGGATCTCACACGAAGCAGATCGTGGACGACCTGCGGGAGTTCGGGCACAAGGTCCAGATCCTGGGGAAGGGTAACCCGACGTGCCCGGTCGTCGTAGCCCGCTTCGACGCGTTCGAGCGCCATACCAGTAAGGCCGGGCCGTGGAATGATTGGATACGATCCTGCGAGGTCGTCTATTACGACGAGGTGCGGCATCTGGGATCGGCCAACACGTACATCAACTTCGCCCAGGCTATTGACGTGATTAAGTCCTACGGCTTCGATGCCACGCCAGTGCGCGATTTCGAGACCTGGAACCCGTACAACCTGATCGAGGACATGCAGACGGTAGGCTACTGCGGCCCGATCCGGGTGCTGATCCCGTTGCATCACCTCCAGAAGATGGGCTACCTGCCGCTGACCTATGTCCACATGGTCCCGATGCCCAGGCCTCCGGCCATGCGGCGTGGCGGGCCGAAGAACTTGATGATCAGCATGGACTACAACGTCATCTACAAGCACTTCATCGTCCTGAACGACTTCCGGACTGAGCGCTTCGCTCGCCTGATCACCAACTTGGCCGGGTGCGGGAAGATCCTGTGCCTTATCAAGCAGCACGAGCACGCGCGGCGACTCATGCAGTTCCTCCAGGAGCAGGACGTGGAGAGCCTCGCGTGGTTCGGGGCTGACAAAGCACTGGCTGTATCCCCGCTGCGAGGCGTTCACGAAGCGTCGTTCGGCACTCAGGAGGTCAGGCGGCGCTTCATGGAGACGGACCTGCCCGTGGTGATCGGCTCCAGCGTTCTTTCGGAGGCAATCAGCCTCGACGTGGTCACGGATGCTGTAAACCTAGCAGCGGGCAACACTTTTTCCTTGTCGTCTCAGCGTGCAGGGCGTACTATGAGAAGGAACCAAGGTCTTACACCCGTTGTGCACTACTGGGATTCCGATGATCACTGCCACAAGATACTCCAAGCGCAGAGCCGTAAGCGGCGGGAACACTACCGCGCGTTCGGCCTTAACGTATTGGACGTCCCATGCCCAGAAGTGTGCACTATAGACTTTCGCAAGTATGGGCTGACGCACGGGAGGATGGTATGGCCGTGATGGAGAGGCTCGTACGCGGTCCCGATAGGGACCAGCCTGTGCCAGAAGGGTCCGTCATCTTCTGCCCTGGCTGCGGTTCCGGCCTTTTTGCGGTCACCCAACCCCTCCATTTCCAGCTTATTCGGCTCTGCGTCTCCTGCTTTGAGCCCCTCACCGAGCACGAACTCAACGACCGCGACATTCCGCTGATCTGCCCCGAGTGCAGCAGGCTTATCATCGGCCCTCTTGGACGGTTTTGGTACAGGCCTCCGAGAATTTTCTCCAGCGCATGAAAATTTCTCCAATCGATTCTTGGACAGAAGGGCGTGAGTGGTACGTCCGTGGTATGACCGGCGACGCTCCTCGACATGCCGAGTGGTCGTTCGAGGCGGCCTTTATGAACGAGAAGATTTGCGTATCGCGGCCGGTCGCAGTTGTGGATAAAGACCCCTGCCCTGACTACATGTGGGTGATCAACATGAAGTTCGTCTACGTGCCGCCTGAAACGCTCACACTACCCACGTATAGGCTGTTACTTGCAGGGCAAGAGGTTTCCTTCCGCGACACACACATCCTCCCGGACGTTGGCGAACCCTGGCCGATCATGTGGACGGTGGGTCTGAAAAAATCTGAGAAAAGACCTCTGGAAATTGCCGACCCAATCCGAAATACATAGTGGGACAGGTTCGTTTTTCCGAATCTACAACTTGAAATGCCGATCTGCTCGGCTAGGGGTGCCCCTTGAGAATCAGCATTACCGTTGAGAACTCCGTACCGTCTCCCCGCTACCAGTACGTGGTCCACCACCCGCACGTAGCGGTGGAGGACGAACTCAAGCCGGGCGAGACGCCTGCTGAGGCGCGGCAGCGGATCTCAACGATTGCGAATGCTCTCTGGGCCAAGGAACTGATCGAGCAGCTTCTGTTTGCAGACCGGCGTGCGAGCATCGGAAACGCGGAATGGTGCCAGGAATACCTTTCCTCAGTCGGTCAGGACCACGCGGTTCTACAAAAGCATGTCAATCCCGAATCGCTGCCACCTCAGGTACAGGCCACGATCAAGGCCATCGCCGACGGTCTGTCTCGGGGACTCGCTGAATCGCTCGTGGCCGAGTTGAAGAAGATTTCTGGGTAAGTGGGGGAGGGAATAACTGTGGAGCAGGCGCGTGGCCGTACAGCAGAAGTATTCGTACGATCTGACGTATCAACTTGGCATCCTAAAACTGATGGCTCGGGACCCGTCGTTCCTGAAGCTGCACCCAGATGTTGTACAGCCGCGCTTCTTCATCCTTGACACGCACATGCAAGTGGCTCAGATCCTTCTGGGCTTCTTCAAGAAGCACGCGGAATCTCCTTCCTACGATAGCATGCGGAAGGAAATGGGTGACTACTTCCTCTCGTTCAACACGCGGGACGAAACGAAGCAGGAGATCCACCGGGTTGTCGAGCAGATCTATCGTGAGGAGATCACGAACCGCGACGCGATCATGCAGTCGGTCTGCTACTTCGCGCAGAGTTCCAGTCTGCGCAGCGCGATGAAGAACGTGCTCGACCTGATCGATCAGCAGGGACCGCTGGACGAGGCCGAGATCCTGGTGCGCAAGGCCCTGGCTGTAGGATCGAGACAGACTGAATCGTGGAGTTTCTTCGAGAAGATTCAGGGATTTCGTGACAGAATGATTGCAGATCGGGCGTACTATCCGAAGTTCAAGATCAAGACCTACTTTCCCAGTCTCGACCGGGCTACACACGGCGGTATCGGTGCGGGGCAGATTTGGGTTGTCGCGGCGAGGCCGAAGCGGGGAAAGAGCACGCTCATGGTCAACCTTGGCGCGAGCGCGATCTACCAGGGTAAGACCGTCGTCCATTTCAGCTTCGGCGACATGACGAAGATGGATGTCATGGTGAAGTACGCGCAGCGTTTCAGCGGGATGACGGCCGAACAGATCATGCAGGGTTACGATGTGGAGAGTTTCTGCGATAAAATCGTCCAGGCTCAGCCTTCCGCGTGCCTGGAAATCATTTATGACAGCCCCGGCGTCGTTGGCGTGCCCGAGATGCACGCGACTCTTGGTCAGTTGAAGGTCATCCGGGGGATCAACCCTGACTTGGTGATCGTTGACTACGCCAACAAGATGAAAAAGCCGGTGCAGGACAATTCGTACCTTTCCATGAGCCTGATCTATGATCAGTTAAAAGCGTTAGCGGACGATTACGAGTGTGCGATCCTGACCGGTACGCAGCTTCGGCGCAAGAGCGGTAAGGATGGGGATGCGGGAGAGGGCGATACGGAGGAGGTGGCGGAGTCGTACGCCCAGGTGGCAGACTGTGACCTGATGATGTTCATTCACCAGACCCAAAGTGACGAGGCCCAGGGTAACAAGGCCACTTTGAACGTGTCGGTGAATCGTCGGGGCGAGGCGGTCAAGGTTCCTGTAGTCTTTAAGAAGGCCATTGCGCTATTCAAAGAAACGCTGGGGCGCTGATGTCGAACTTCATCAACGCGATAGTCAAGAAGCTCGGGCAGCCGATCCACATCGCGGACGACGAGCACCGTTTTATCTGCCCGTTCTGCGACGACAACAGCGGGCATTTCTACGTCAACGAGGAGAAGGGCTTCTTCTGTCAGCGGTGCATGGAGCGTGGTCGTCCCGCTCGCCTCCTGGAACTGCTCGGGATCACGAAGGCCGAGGTCGAGGGGGGTCCTCCGGAGACAGCCGAGCTATGGCGGAGGCTCACGGTCACGCCAGAGGGGGAGGTGGAGAAGACTGAGGCCCGGGAAGTGGAGTTGCCGCAGCAGGTTTGGAACTCCTGGGCCGTTCCAGTCGTCCGCGAGTACGCGCTCCGGCGTAACGTGTCGGAATGGCGTCAGTATCAACTGGGCCTGAAGGCCTGGAACGACCGGAACCACGAGTACCGGCTGCTGTTTCCCGACTACACCAACGCTACGCTCGTCTACTGGACTGCCCGGGCGATCCGGGACGGGGTCAAACCCAAATACCAGAGCGCCACGGGTTCTGACAAGGCCATGTGCGTGTGGAACCTGGAGAATGTCAATCCGGAATGGCCGATCTACGTGTGCGAAGGAAACTTCTCCGCGCTGTCCTGCGGCCCAAACGGCGTGGCGATCTACGGGAAGTACGTCAGCCGTGCTCAGGTGGAGATGCTCTCCAAGGCGGCCGGTCCCCAGGGCGTCCGGCTGGTTCTCGATTCGGATGCTATCGATATGACCTTCGACGCCATCGCCCGGTTCCAGGGGCTGGGCGTGCCCGTCGGAGCCGTACTGCTGCCCTCCGGTCAGGACCCGGACTCGCTGGATAAGGCCATCCTGGCGGATATGCTGCTGTCGTCTCAGCCGCTGTCCCTCACGGACGTCGACCGTTTACGCCTGGGGATCGTCTGATGCGCTTTATGGCGGATTGCTGGCGGTGTGACCGGCGAAAGCCATCGAGGCAGGTGGTCTGGCCGACGTATACAGAGACCAAGCCCAAGCTGCTGATCATCGGCGAGGCCCCCGGCCCGGATGAGGACGAGCAGGGTCGTGGTTTTGTTGGTCAGGCTGGAGGTATCCTCCGCGAGCAGCTTGTTGACGCGGGCTTCGACCCGGATCGGGACGTGGCCTACACGAATACAGTCTTCTGCTACGGCGGGAGTGTGAAGAACAAGCCCTCGGTTGAGCAGATAAAGTGCTGCTCCCGGAACCTGTGGCGCGCGGTTCTCCATGCCCAGGCCGACGTGGTCGTCACAGCCGGTAAGTATGCCACAGGTACGGTGCTGGGCTTCAGCGAGATGAAGAAACTGCACGGCACCTACCGCCATACGACGCCGCCGAAGAATGTCTGGGCTGCGGTCCGTCTGGAAGACTTCTGTTTCGACCACGGGATCGATTTCCCGATGGGCGAGGACGGAGTCAGCCCGGACCGTATGGACGATCCGGTCTTCCTGGAGAACTTCGTCAAGCCGCTCGAAGCGAAAGGCTTCCAGATGGAGGCCGTGCCGCAACTAAAGGTGATGCCGATCTTGCATCCGTCCTCGTTCCAGTACGAGGGCAAGATCAACGAACGCCACAAGTTGGCGGACGCGTTCCGACAGGCGCGCAAATGGATCGACGGTGTGGTCGAGCAGAAGCCGGATAAGGACTACAAGGCCATTCTCGACTGCGATGAAGCTATCGCGTACATGAACGAGGTCATCGAACTGTACAGGGGCGGCCTGATCCAGTGGTTCGCTCTGGACTTGGAGACCGTCGGTCCGGAGGGCAATGAGAAAAAGGGCGCGATCAAGCCATTTCTTCCCGGTGGGCGAGTCATCACGATCAACTTGTCGCACAAGCCGCACTTCGCCCGGGTGATTTTCATGTTCCATCCGGAGGCGACGATGACGCTGGACCAGCAGCGCAAGGTCGCAGAGAAGTACTGCGAGCTTCTGGCCACCGTCCCCGTTGTCGGAGCGAATATCAAGTTCGACCTGCACTGGTCACGGTTCAAACTGGGCGCGAAGAAGTGGAAGATCGCGTTCGATACCCAGCTTGCCAGCTATGCGCTTCATCTGGGCACATCCACGGAGAATGGACTGAAGGAGATCACGGTCCGAAACCTTTCCGATGAGGCTGGCTACGCGGACGAACTGCAAGAGTTTCTGAGCCACCTGCCGAAAGATGAGCAGTACTACACGAACATTCCGCTCAACAAGCTGCTGTACTACGCGGCCGAAGACGTGGATGTCGTTCTCCAGTTGATTCCGATCCTCGCGGATAAGCTCGTTCGCGCGAAACAGTGGGAGCCTTTCCACCTCTTTGGCATCCATCCGTACGCTGCCTTCATTGAGATGGAGCAGAACGGTGGACGCATCGACGGGGAGATGCGTGATCGTCTGGCTGACGTCGCCGAGAAAGAGATGGCCGGGATCAAGGCCCGTTTCAAGGAGAGCCCGTGCCGTGGGGAGTGGACTCGGCGTCGAATAGCAAAGGCAGACGCCGAGCGGGCCAAGAAGAAAACCGAGAAAGCGCGCACTAAGCCGTACCAGATGGGGGAACTGGAACTCAATTTCAACAGCACGTACCACCTTGCGGAACTGTTGTTCGATATCCTGCGCATGCCTCTCGTCTCAGCACTGGGAAAGATTAAAACCGACATGTTTCCCAACGGGATGCCGTCGACAAACGAGGCGAGCATCGAACTGATGTCGGACAAGCTCGCGGAGTTCGGCGAGACCGAGGGTGATCGGGCCGACATCTTGGAGATGATCAAGGACTACCGCAAGGCCTCGAAGATCTACAGCACATACTTGAAGAAAGCCTACGAAAACTGTCCCGTGGTGGAGTGCCCGGAGTGGTGGGACACGCGCAGCGCGCTGAACGACTGCCGCTGCTACGAGGCGGAACTCTACGAGGTGCTGTGCCAGTCGGCTTCGTTCAACCTAACCACGGCGCGGACAGGCAGAACGACCAGTAGCGGCCCCAACATCCAGCAGGTCCCGAAGAAGATTCGGAAGATGTACCTTTCCCGCTTCGGCAAGAGGGGCCTCTTGGCCAACTTCGACGTGGGTCAGGCCGAACTGCGCGTGATCGCGGCGGTCAGCGGCGACAGGAACTTCATCGCGGTCCTCTCCGATCCCAGTCGGGACGTTCACCGCGAGGTTGCGGCCATGGGATTCCAGAAGGCCGTCGAGGACGTTACGGATGACGAGCGTTTCCAGGCCAAGGCGGTCGTGTTTGGTACCTTCTATGGACGCGGCCCGGCGTCCATCGCCAAACAGCTAAAGATTTCGGAGGAGAAGGCGGAGACGATCCAGGCGGCTCTGTTCGCGATGATGCCTCAGGCGGCTGAGTGGATCAATCAGCGGCACTACGAGGCAGACACACCGTACTGGGACGCCGAGGCCGGTCGCCAGCGCCAGGGCGTGTGGACGCCGACAGGACGCTGGCGCGATCTGTCGATGTACTACGACGAGGGTGACCGCCACCGCCGGGCAGTCAATACACCGATCCAGGGCGGCGCGTCCGATATCATCATCTGGGCCACGGGCTTCATCCATCAGTCCATGCAGGACGCGCAGCTTGAATCCAAGATGTGGGCCTACGTCCACGACAGTATCGTATTCGATCTGATCCCGGAGGAGGCCGCTTTCCTGATGCGGGCGACCCGGACGCACTTGGTCGACCAGATCCCCCATCGGTTCCCCTGGATGATCGTGCCGATGGTGGTCGACTTCCAGTTTGGGCCGAACTGGGGAGACCAGTGCGACTGCGTGTTCAACTTTGAGACTGGGGACATCTCCCTGGAGGGTGAGAAGGACACCCTGGTTGAGGTCGTGGACCGGTTTGGTGACTGTATTGGTAACGCCCGATACCAGGGTGATTGGGAAGCCCTCGCCGCCGAGGGAAAAAAGATAAAAATCTCTGGAAAATGGCAGAAAAGTCTCCAAATAGCCGGGTGAAAATGCCCCGCTAATCCGATGTAATAGGTAGGGACAGGGAACTCTTTAGTAATGACAGACGAGAACGGTGCTGCCTTGCCAGCGCGCACGTATGCGCAGGTGGTCAAGGACTTTATTCAGGACTCTGAGGTCTTCAGCCCGGAAGGCAAGGCTGATCTCGTCAAATGGATCGAGTGGTTCGAGCTTTTTCCAGGTACGGGGAAGTTTGATCCGGTCGACTCCACCACGGTCATTCGGTACTACCCTGTCTACAAGCAGGTCATCGGTCACTACACGGCCGAGATGAAAGCGCTGCTTGCCCAGGTCGAGGCGGGACGTGCCCGGGCCTTCAGTCGGTGCCGTAGCCAAGCCAGGAAAAACATGCCCAAGCCGACCGTCGCCGATGTGGAGATGGTAGCGAACACTGACCGGGGCTACATGGATGCCGTCGACCGGGCGATCATGCTTCAACAGCACGTCGACATGATGATGGCGATGGCATTCTCGCTTCCGCCGGAACTGATCACTCAGTACGCTAACAACGAGCGTAGCGAACGTAGACAAGACACCCAGTAGAAGAGGAGACACCCGTGGCCAAGTACTATCAGCCGAGCGCAGACGCAGTTCGGTACCAGCAGCAGATCGCCGAGGAGAACGCCAAGCGTCGTGGCGGAGGCCAGGAAGAGAGACTCGACAAGGGTACGACGGTTCTGCGTATCCTGCCACCCTGGGACGAGACCGGCGCGGTCAGCCGCCTTGTCTCGAAGTGGTGGAAGCGGGAGATGAAGTGGAATTCCGTCAAGGACGGTGCGCTTCCGGTCATCTCCGAGATGTGGCCCGACATGGCTGACCAGGACCACATTATGAACGCCTTGAAGCGTATCGAGCAGGTCTCGGACGTGTCTGCACTGTTCCCGAAGTCGCCGAAGTTCCTGGTCAACGCCTTGAAAGCCAGCCACACGCCGCTGGGCGTGGGCGCGCAGCCGGTGGACGTCCCGGACTGGACCACGCCGCGCATCGTCGAGGTCGGCAAGAAGATCAACGACTGGATTCACGAGCAGATCAGCGACCCGCATGTCGGAAACATCACCGATCCGTACAACGGGAACTGGATCGGCATCAAGCGGACCGGTGATATGCTCAGCACGGAGTACGACTGCAAGGTCTACTTCAAGATGGCGCAGAAGATCATCGAGGACGAGGCCCTGATGGACGCGATCATGGCCCAGCTACACAACCTCGCCGATACGATCAAGCGCCCGGACGCAGAAATGCTCCAGAAGCAGGCGGCCGTGGCCGAGGAACTGCTCCGGATGTACAACGTGACGGGCATCGCGGTCGGTGCGGTCGGACCCCCGGCGGCGTATCCGGGACCCCAGACGGGCCAGCCAGCCGCTCCACCGATGGCCCCACCCCCAGGAACGGCCCCTGCTGCCCCTCAGGCGGCTCCTCCTGCGCCCGGCGCGGCTGCTCCGACCCCTACGGCCCCTCCAGCACCCGGCGCTCCCCTAGCGGCTCCAGGCGTGGCCCTGGCCGCTCCGCCTCCCACAGCATCTCCGCCTCTCACAGCCCCTGCACCCAGTGCAGCACCCGAAGCCCTCGTAGCGCCGCCCACGACCGCAGCGCCACCACCGCCGAACCCGGCCGCCGCACCTCCAGCGGCAGCGCCTCCACCACCAGGAGGAACCCAACCCCCTTTTCCGGCGGCGGGGGTAGCTAATCCGGCTGCTCCCGCTCCCGCTCCGGCACCGGTTGCGCCGCCAGCGGTTCACCCGCCGGAGGGCGGCTGGGTCCCCCCAGTGGGGGCGACACCGGCACCGGGCGCAGTAGCGACGGCAGTGACGGTGTCGACGGATCGGAAGGAGTGCTTCGCGGGAAACGCACCGGACAAGTACTACCTGAACGAGGCTATATGTCAGGTGTGCGCGGAGCAGATCGAGTGCCAGCAGATCACCATGGCCCGGTCAGCCCCGCCGGAGGCCCAGGCCTCTACCGAATCGCCAGCGACGGTGGCGACCGCACCTGCCCCTGGCTCGACCCCGGCACCGGTTGCGCCACCTGTGGCGAGTATGACGCCGCCAGCGACCGCTGCACCCTCCCCTTCTGAGGCGGCTCCCGCTCCTGCACCACCGGTTGCCCCGGACGGCGCGCCTCCGTGCGCGTACAATCTGAGCAAGAACGAGGGGCCTGCGGAAGGGTATCAGTGCGAGGGCTGCCTATTCAGAATCCCTTGTGAACAGGGATAGGGATGTCCAAGAAAAAGAAAGCCAAAGAGAAGTCCAAGAGTCACGGCCAACTCCTCCAGGAGTTGGCCGATGACTTTACGGACTCTCACAAGGGTGGCGAAGCCATCCTGGGAAACAGCCCTCTTCTCGACAGCATCGTCAAGATACGGATTCCCACGGGCTGCCCCAACCTCGACGCGATGATGCAGGGGGGTTTCCCCTGCGGACGCGTCACGCAGGTCTACGGAAACTTCTCGACGGGCAAGAGCACCATCGTCCAGTCGGGTCTGATCTGGTGCACGTGTAACGACGGCGTCGCGGTCCTGATCGATCCCGAGGTCAGCTTCGACCCGGAGCGTTTTGCTCGTATGGGTGGCGATCCGGAGAAGGTCATCCTGCTCCAGAAGTCGTACACAAAACCTGAGCGGACTAGCAAGAAACAGGGTGACCGTATCCTCCCTGCCATGTCGGTCCAGGATGTGTTTCTGTACATCAGGGACATCCTGAACAGTCTCGCAGGCAAGCCGGAATGGGTGGGCAGGCCGGTCTTCGTCGGGCTCGATAGCTTGGACAACGTCACCACCAATCAGGCGCTCGAAGGCGAGAAGCAGGGGATGACTCTGAAGCCGCGCCTAATCCGGGAAGGATTCCGGGACATTTCGACGCCCATCGCCAAGGCGCGGGCCGCGTTCGTGATCGTCTCGCAGATCATTGAGCAGATCGGCGGCTACCACCACAAGACCCAGGAGACCTCGGGCGGCGGCGGTCCGAAGTTCATCAGCAGCGTCCGGCTCAACACGCGCCGGATGGGCCGGTACCCGACGGACGAGTCCACCGGCAATCTCCTGATCCGTACAACCGCGACGAAGAGTAAGCTGTTCCGGCCGTACACCCAGGCTGTGACGGCGATCAACAACGACAGCGGCTGGGCACTGGAAGGGATCGACCCGGACTACTGCCTGCTGTACGGGTGCGAGGAATCCATCACGACGCGGGGCGGCTGGAAGTACGTGATCCCGACAGGAGAACTCGCTCAGAAGCACGAGCTTGTGGAGGGCGAAGAGGTCGCGTTCCAGATGGCCACGTGGCGGGAGGTCATCCGCAGGAATCCGAAGATCCGTGCCTACCTGATGGACATCATTGCTGCGAAGTACGCCAAGCCGTCAGTCTTCGTTGAGCCTGAGCCGGACGATGTTGAGATCCCGGATGAGGGTTGACGATGCGGATTCGCTTCGACACCGGCAGCCTCCAGGCCGCGCTGACGGCACTGCGTAGCGCACTAGGGCAGACGCCGGACAACATCTGGTTCACACCCATCGTCCAGAATGAACCGGCTGTTCTCGTCTACGCCGAGACGAACGGAAGCAGCAAGCGGACAATGGCACTCCGGCTTCTGGAGGCGGTGCCGCTGGACGAGGTTGTCGGGGTGCGTTCGTACCCGGTGGCCTACGAGGACCTGGGCGTGGCAGTGCTCTCCCGCGTCGGAGAGTCGGTGCTGCACTTCTTCGAGCCCGGGGCAAGACTGGGAGAGGGAGACGATCAAGTGACGTTGACGGCCGAGATCGAGTACAGGTCTCCATATCCGTTCCCGGATCTCATGGATCATACGGTCACGGACAAGGACATCGAGAACCTGGAGTACTTCCTGGCCGTCTTCGATGTCCTGGGGCTGTCCGTGTCGACGCGCATGCGCTACTTCAGCAGTATCATCACGGTCTACGCCCACGACCCGAGCCGCCAGATCACGCTCTGTTGCAATTTGTCGGTCAACATGTCGACGGGTGGGTGCTGGGACGTCGAGGTCCCGCTGTCTGTGCTCCAGAAACTTGCTGATCGGGACGGGACGATCCAGGTCAGCTTCAAAAAGCCTGGAACTATCGAGATCCTCAAGGGAGATCGCAGCTATTACGTCGAAGAAACTCGCGAGGTTTCTCGAAGTCCGGACCACCCGGGGTACGCCCGCGCGATCTGCCAGGAGAACCGCTGTGTGCGGCTGGAGGATTCGGTCCGCGAGAGCATTTTGAAGGTAGATCCAGCCACAGTGGTTCTGATAAAGGCCGCAATGGGTGACATGTCTGTCGTACCTTTGTCGAAAGATTCTGAAAGTTCTGGTGAAAACTACGTAGCTGGTGCGGTGTGGCAGTCCTCGTGTGGTTATACGGGCAAGGCCTTCGTGTCGGTCATCCGTGCGGAGCACCTGCGAGCGTTTTCTGTGGAAACTCCCGTGGTTTTGTGGGGAACCTCGCACCCGGCCTCCCCATGCTTGCTGTCAAACGGCAGGGTTTTTCTGCGGTCTCACGTACCTATCGACCCAGAGTCCCTCGCACACCTGTTGGGTCCCGGCATGGAGGCCGAGGAGCAGACCTTGCTGGCGTTTGCTGGGGATGTTTACGACCTTCATCTGGAGGTTTTCCGCAAAGGTGGGGAAGAAGTGGGCGCAGTTGTGCACCCAAGCCCGCCAGAAACAGACCAGTCTGCCGGAATGGCGGCGCTCTACGTCGCCGAGTTGCCGGACCGGCGCTTTAAGCACATTGGTGGCGTGACCCGGGAAGCGCTGGGCTCGTACATGATGGAGTTCCTCCACCAGCGCTCGTATGCGGGCGGCCTGATCGACCGGCTGTACGTCGAACAGTGCTGGCCGGAACTCGATATCCAGGTCTGGAACTATCAGGACTGGGTGCCCTGGAAGGATTTCCGGGACCCGGACGCCGAGGAGCAGACCGACGAGGCTGACCGTCCCATGCGCCAGGAAGCTGCGGTCAAAGCACCCGCGCGACCCGCGCGGGGAGCGGCCCATTCGCCCGCTACAGAGAATGATGAAGAATCTGACGAGATTAACGTGGAAAAATCTGTAGAAAATCATATAAGTAATATAGGAAATGTCGTGGAGCAGCGGATGGACACACCCCCAGCACCGTCACCACCGCCCGAAGCGCCGGTTGTCTACCTGCTGGTCGACTCGAATTACGTCACGTGGCGGGATTTCTACGTGAAGAGCATCCTGGATATGCGGGGGCCGGGCGGCAAGCGCACGGGTCTGATCTTCAGCTTCCTGCGGGAACTGCGGAAACTGATCCGGATGTTCAACCCGGTCCACGTCGTGACTGTCTGGGATCACGAGTCGGCCGCGTGGCGGCGGGAGATCCTCCCGGGTTATCGCCAACGCGACCACTCGGACATTCCGGAAGAGGATCTCAAGACGCTGTACCAGCAGCGGGATGAGCTTCGGGCCAACCTGGGGCTCCTGGCCGTGCGCAGCATCTACCTGAATGGCCAGGAGGCGGACGACCTGATCGCGCTCATCAGCCAGTCGGTTCAGGGCCGCGTCGTCATTGCGACCAATGACTCGGACTTCGAGCAACTGATCGACGGCCGTGTCGGCGTCTACAAGATGAAGAAGGGCAATCTGCTGGAGGAGCCTGTCAACGCCGAAGAACTGGTCGCCATGAAAGCCATCGTCGGCGAAACGACCGACAGCATCCCCGGCGTGGAGGGTTGCGGCGCGAAGTCGATGGCCCAGTTCGTCGAGGACCTCAAGGAGAATGGATTCAAGGTCACGTTCGACGAGATCAAAAACAGGGCCGGGATGCACAAGAATTGGCGCATCACCAGGATTGTCAAGCCAAAGAAGGGCGAGCTGGGTGATCCATGGAATATCGTCGAGCGCAACAAGAAGCTGATCGACCTGCGGTACGGGATGCGTCAGATCCCCTCGGCTGTCATGGTCCAGGCTCTGACGATGACCCAGGCCAACGCGAAGATGAACCCGATTGGGTTCGGGGAATGGGTTCAAGGGCTGGGGGCACACTCCATCTTGAAGGAAATGTCAGACTGGCAGCGGTCTTTCGGGACCCTTTCGTAGGAGAACATCGAGATGAGTTCGAGCGTGTTAGACATCACGGAGCACTGGAGAACCGGCAACGAGCTTCGTCGGACTGAGTGCTTTGTCGACTACCGGGACGCAGTCGCTTACATCCGCAAGGTGGTTGATGAGGCCATCGAGAGGCCTCGGCAGAAAGAGGCGCTGAGAGAAGTCCACGGCTTGTGCAAGGCTATCGAACTGGACTGCTTCAGGCTGATCGGCAAGGAGATCCACACCAACCAGACGCCCGAAGACAAGACCACGGGTCCTCGTCCGCTCACGGGAAGGCTGGTGGCAGTGCTCTCCTCGGGTCAGGGCCTTGTTCTTACGGACACCCTGCGAGAGCTACGGGCCGTCCCGGGCTCCGACAAGAAGGTCCATGTCCGGCACGGCTTCGTGATCAGTTTTCAGAAGCTCTCAGACTTCGAGCGAAAGCAGCGTAAAGGCAAGAAGGTCAGGAAGGTCAAGAAGGGCAAGAAGTAATGCCGAAGCGTCTTTCTGACGAAGAACGCGCCCACCGTATCGTTGCCCGGGTCGAGCTAAGGCACCTGAAGCGCAAGGGCAAGTGTGCGAATGCGACCTGCAAGCGGGAGATCGAGAAGGGCGGCCACTCGCTCCGGTACATGACCGTCGTCCACGGCCGTGCTCAGGAGGTCGGTATCTGCATCGACTGCATCAAACGGCTGTGGCCGCACGTCGAGGAACTCGTGGGGAAGATTTCTATGTCCTTGGCGAGCCACGGCTTCGACACAGAGCCCGAGACCCCGGACGAAGACATCCTGCCGGACAATGCCGAGGACCGGGCCAGAATGGACGACAAGCTCTACGAAGACCTGGGAATTTCGTAGAAAATTCCGAAAACTCCTGACGTACAGTTAGGCCTGAAGAAAAAGTTGAACCATCTGCTTGACAGCCCCGTTTGGTGGGTGTAACGTGAACTCTGGAACTCAGCGCGAGGGAGCGCGACTTCGATGCAGTCCTTCATCACGACCCGCCCAGCGACAGTCGATATGAAGGTCGAAGTGCGCCCCGGTTTCCCGTGGGGGACCGGGTAGCCCCTCGCCTGATCCATTGGGTCTACAGCCCCCTGGTCAGTCGAGAGACTGACCAGGGGGCTTTTTTGTAGGTCGCCCGGCGGCTCCGGACTTCGGATTCCAACCCCGAACGGCAGGGCTCGACACCCTGGCGGCCTGCCATCTTTGAAAACTGAATAGCGAGAACATGTGGGGCGGAAGCCGAAGTAGGTCGAGGCACTACCCTGTCAAGGTAGAGTAAGCCGGTTCGAGTCCGGTTCGTCCCGCCACGGTCCTGTGGTGGCAATGGGAACATCCCGCTTTCGTAAAGCGGGGATCTCGGTTCAACTCCGAGCAGGACCTCCAAAGCCTCAGTAGCTCAATGGTAGAGCTTCTGGCTTCCAACCAGATGACGCGAGTCCGATTCTCGCCTGGGGTTCCATCGGCGTGTAGACTAACGGCAAGTCACTGGGCCTTGCCCGGGATGGGGTCACCAGAGTTACGGGTTCAAATCCCGTCGCGCCGGTCAAAAAGATAATGCTACCGTGGTGCTAATGGGAACACACCTGCCCGGTAAGCAGGAGATTCCGGTTCAACTCCGGGCGGTAGCTCCAGGAACTGGCTAAGCTCTTCGGAGTCCGAGCGCCCGGCCGTCATCACCCCCTGGGGGTCCAAACCCCGCGTGGGTGGTCCGGAGGCTCAGGAATGCGCCCGGGAGGAAGTATCCGGTAGGTGACGGTTAGCCAGATTGTGTGCCCGAAGACGAAGTAGTCGAGTCCTCTGGTTTTCACCCAGAGCATTAGCCGGTTCGAGTCCGGTCGGGCATGCCATAGTCGAGTAGCTCACCAGTTAGAGCGCCTGCTTGACGTGCAGGAGGCAGTGGGGGCAGCACCCACCTCGGCTACCAGTTGACAATATGAACCTGATGTGGTACAGTTGAACCACAGGAGGTTCAGTATGGCTTACAGTGCGTTGCGCAAGGAGTGTATTCGTCTTCGAGTTCAGGAACGGTTGTCATACTCGGAGATCTACGAACGGACTGGAGCACCTAAGGGTACGCTTAGTAACTGGCTGGAGCACCTCTCGCTGTCTTCAGAGGAGAAAGCGGAGAAACAACGGCAGGCGCGAAGGCCAACAGGTCCAAGAGTTGTGCTTACGGGATCGGATAGACTCCACAGCACAGCTAAGAAGCATGGGATAGGGAGTTCTCCCGCAGTCTTGGGGCGTGTGTCTGAAGCTGCCGTATTGCTTCGGTTAGCTGTCCTCGGGCTGGAGCCATACACGGGTGTGTTTGGAGGAGAGAACTTTGACGGGGTAGTCTGGCACCCAGGTAAGCCGGGTAAGCTGGCTCGGATTCAGGTACGGACAGCCGGAACAGCGAAAAAACATGGGCTTCCTTACGTGAGCTTACGAAAGTCTGATGGCAGGAGAAACTACAAGAAGTACGAGAGAGGCGACCTGGATTTTATGTTGGCGTATCACCTGCCAGTAGACACGGTGTATGTGTTCACGAGGAAGGAATTGGGAAAACGTACCGTGATCTCTGTTAATGAAGACGTGGCAGAGGATTGGGGAAAAGTGGTGTCTTGGTTCTGATGCCATTTGAAAACTAAGCTCCGGTCGTCTAGCGGCTAGGACGCCAGATTCTCGATCTGGTAACCCGGGTTCGATTCCCGGTCGGAGTGCCAGAGCCTCTGAAGCTGTAGCGGCACAGCACCGGTCTCTTAAACCGGAGATTCCGGGTTCAAGTCCCGGTGGAGGCACCAGAAAATTTGACGTTGAGGTAGCTCAAGTTTCCTTAGAGCGCCGGTAACGGAGATGGTGGTGTGGAATCCACCCCTCGACTCCAGAACAACGCCGGGGTAGTTTAAGTCTCCATAGAATGCTGGGCAACCGGTACCAGCGATGGTGGTATGGAATCCACCCCTCGGCTCCAGAACATGGCAAGGTAGCTCAGAGAAAGAGCAGCCGGATGACTTCGGTCTGAGGAAGGTCGGTGGTTCAATTCCACCCCTTGCCACCAGAATACGCTTGGGTAGCTCAGTTGGAAGAGCGCCTGGAACGTGGAGATGGCGGTTCGACCCCGCCTGCACGCAGCGCGTGTATAGCTTAACGGTAAAGTGCCCGACGCAGGAGGTCGATGGTTCGAGTCCATCCCCTCGCGCTAAAACAGACCCGGTGCGGCAATCCTGGGCCAGGATAGTGGCCTTCAGACCAGGGCCGAAGCCGTGACGGACTCGCAATAGGTCGGCGAGTTGCCGGTTCGATTCCGGCCACTGGGACACGAACAATGCCGGGGTAGTTCAACGCTAGAACACCTGATGGCCTAACCGCCTGAAGGAGACGGAGGTTCAACTCCTCCCCCTTGCACCATGGCCCCGTAGTCTAACGGTAGGGCGACTGGCTTACATCCAGTTAGTGGGGGTTCAACTCCCTCCGGGGCTACCAGAAAACCAACGGCGGAGAAGCCGATGCAAAGAGACAGGTTCTACTCTTACGACTCTTACGACCGAAGACGGGATGACCGGAAGGAAAGTGCCGATCCGGACGTCCGGGAAGATGCGCGTATCCTGGAGAGGCTGGAGCGTCAACTGACCAAGCGGGTCTTCAAGATCTCTGTCAAGAGGTAGAAAACTACTGCGGGAGGCAGGCTGGTGTTTGGGCCGGGCTCATAACCCGTGCTTAGCTGGATTCGATTTCCAGTCCCGCTACCAAAACTTAACCGGAGTATGGCCTAGTTTGGATAAGGCGCTACGCTGGGGGCGTAGAGAGCGCTGGTTCAAATCCAGCTACTCCGACCATCTGGACGTAGGGCAGTTTGGTTGACCCACTCGGTTCGGGGCCGAGATCACGCTGGTTCAAATCCAGTCGTCCAGACCATACCGGGGAGGAGTGCTGGTTTCTCTGCCACGTCTCATAAGCGTGGACGCGCCGGTTCGAGTCCGGCCCCCGGTACCAGAAGCGCCTAAGGTGTTTTGGTTGCATGCGACCTTGCCAGGGTTGAGGATGGAGTTCGATTCTCCATAGGCGCTCCATAAATTTGACCGCCACGGGGCGGATCTGGTAGACTCTCCAGCATCTAAGGAGGTCCACCATGCGAGTGACGAGAAGGAAGTTGGAAGAGGCTGGGATCGGGATGTCAGGCCTGTCCTCGACGAGTGGGATGGGCACCTACGGATTGGCCCGGCCGCCCTCGTACGTGCCCGCTACCAAGGGCAAGGGGGCCGACAAGGAACGGAAGCAGCCAGCGCAGGCCGGAACGGCCGACATCAAGATTGCTGGTGGAGGCAGGAAGAAAAAGAAAAAGCGCGGCTGAGGTGTTATGACAGCACGCCGGTTTTGTAATCCGGAAGCCTGGGTTTGACTCCCAGTGGCCGCTCCAATCTGGGCGTAGGGCAGTTTGGCGGTCCCACTTGCTTTGGGGGCAAGAACACGCTGGTTCGACTCCAGTCGCCCAGACCAGAACTCAGAGCCCAGGAGGCTGCCACCTCCTGGTTTTTTTTTTGCCTTTGGCAAATTTTCCTTTGCTAAATTGCCGCCAAAATCCGATAAGTATAGTAGCCGGGCAGGGGATCGCAGATCGCGCGGCGGCCAATGCTGCGACGGCAGTCACCGCGCGGTCCCCCTGCCCAACTGCTCTTTGAAACTTTGGTGGCGTGGGGCAGGCTACAGCCCACTTGTTAGCGAGAGACGGCAAGCCAACCCGTAGCCGGGTGACGCAAGCAGCGGCTCGCGATGATTCCACGCCACCAGTTCTTTGACAACTCAGCGTGGTGGGCAGACATCGGGTCAGCCCATATCGTAGGCTCCATGCAGAGGAGATCAACATGGAGAAGCGAAGGCCGCGCGTTGGGGATGTAGTTGTCTTTCACGATCCGAAGGGTACGCCGCACAACGCACTGATCAAGTGCGTGTTCGACTGCCAGAGGGTTGTGACGGATGACAAGGGTGATCCGGTCGAGGATACCGAAGGCCTGGGTAAATTCAAGATGGAAGACTACCCGGCCGACGACCTGACCAACCTTCCGCTGGTCAACATGGTTCATGTCAGCGGGGACAAGGAACGGCAAGACTCGTGTGGACGACAGACTGAGATCGTGACGAGCGTGCAGCACAAAGTGTCGAGTGCCGTACACGGTTTCTACTGGCGGTTCTCATGGGAGGAGCCGAATCCCTATCGCGCGCCATCTGATGTCTGAGTAGTGATAGCGGCTGGAACCTTACAAGTGGAACCTGAACCGCCTTCTCAGTCACCGCGCTGGCCCAGAAGTGGAGGAAGAGACTCGGTCAACCTTGCAAGCGTAGCGGGGGGCGACGATCCGGAGACTCCTGTTGGTGGTAAGCCCCAGTTTTCGGGCTGGAGTGCCACAGAGGAGTGAACGAAGGTACGCTGTCGAAGCCGACCTAGCCGAGTTTCTTTTTCTGCTTCTGGTCTGTTCTTTGAAAATATGAGCGGCGATGCTCCGTAGGGAGCTAGGAGAGCGAACTGCCGAATCAGTTGCCGGGTGCCGCGCCTGTCAGGTCTGCCAAGCCAGCGGATAGCCGCCATGAGCGGTGAACCCAGACGTGCAACCAATATGTTAGCATCATGTGGGAGTACCCTGTCCCGCTGCCTTGGAAGGAACGTGCTAGGTGTAGTAGCCGATGATGCGCGTCCGGGGTCTCAAGTTAAGGGTAAGGGTGCAACTCCCTCGTCGCTCTAAAAAATGTTCTCGTGCGCGGCGTGGATGGACACGCGAAGATAACCAGGGCGAGCAACCCCCGGCACCAAGTAGCTGCCATTGACTACAATACTGCCATAGCCGAGGACAAGCGTGGAGGCTTGGCATCCTCCCATCGGTGTCGGTGTTCCAGGGGTCAGGCAATGCTCGGAGTCGGTATCAAGCCCGGCCGTACGAGACTGTTCTTTGAAAATTCGGTGGGGATGAAATGGCTTCGACTGGCTGAAGAAGGTCGATGTTGCGTGCCGAGGTTGATCGAGCGGCCTCGTTAAAAATCGATCAAAAACACAAGTGCCAACACTGTAAACAGTGTTGAGGACTTGGAGGCTCTTTGGGCTTCCGCTCCTGCTCCTATGGGTGGGAAGGTTCTCTCTCGCGTCTAACCGTCGCGGGATAACCCCGCCTCGCCAAGCGCAGGATAGCGAGGAAGGTCAAGGGCTGCACGCCGGTAAGACCGGTTGCTTTGTCTGACAAGTATCAGGCTGGTGGACGCGCCGGGGTAACACCCGCGCCCCTAGCGGCTACAGCTTGAGGAAACTCTAAAGTAGCTACGCACGTAGACGCATGGCTTGATGCAGACCAACACGCGGGTTCGATTCCCGCCATCTCCACCAATAAAAACACGTTGCCAATATGCTTCTGCTCAGCTACACTGTGCAGCATGGGCGGACGTAGAATTGGAAAAGAATGCGAGGAGTGTGGGGGCTCGTTTTCAGCACGCCTCGCGGACCACAAACGCGGACACGGTCGATTCTGCTCCCGGACCTGCTCAACAGCATTCCGGAATCACTCTCGGAAGGGAACGGGGAAGGGCAGAAAAAAGCTCAGCTACGCTGAGCGAAAGCGAAGAAGTACCGAGTCTGTGAATATCGGTGGGATCGTAGGTCGCGTGAAGAAGCGCGCTAAAGAATCCGGGACACGTTGCGAGCTTACAACTCCAGCATTCCGGAAGATGCTGGCCGAGCAGGACGGAAAATGCTTTTACACAGGCCGGACGATGACCATTGGTCTGGGCACTCGGGGCGACGTCCACCCGGACCAGATCTCGGTCGATAGGAAGGACCCGGACGCAGGGTACACTCAGGGCAACATGGTCCTTTGCTGTTTGTGGGTAAATTGCGCCAAGGCGCGGATGACCATCGAGAATCTGAAGACCAGAGCAGTGGAACTGCTGGAGGCGAGATGACCAGAGACGAAACCCGAGCCAAGGGTGCACGACTTAGGGTTGCCTCACGGACCGAACATCTTAGGAATACCCGGCTCGACGCTGAAAGAAGCGACGAGCCCAGAAGCATCAAAGCGCTGCTGGAGTACGCGACGTTTGTTCAGCGACTCGTGGACCGGGTGGTGTTTGTAGACGGTTAGAACTTATGAAGCTGGGCGGGCTGAGAGGTCCACTGGGCGTAGCCCCCACCCTGTCCGAAAGGCTTCACCAAAGAATCTTTCGTCATCGGTGACGCAGCACGGGGCCTCCACAAGAAGCCCCAATGATGGGGAAGTTTGCCGGTATCTGTGTTCCTCATCCACGAGACTGAAAACCGGCCGTGCCCGTTGTGAGGGCACTTGAGCTAGCCGTGAGCGGGACACCAAGAGTTCCGACTGGAGAGTGGGTTAAAATCCCAGTGCTTGTCGAGACGACGAATTTGGCAGGGATTCTTGCTCGTAATTCCCAGGGCCTGGACTTCGGTCCGCATGGCACGGGTGGGGCATGTCCCTGTCATAAACGGCTGATCAAGTCGCTGTGTCGTTGACAGTGTGCGGTAATCCGATAGGACCCGAACCGGAGCCGCCTTCGTTCAGATAGATCCGGGTAGAGCGGAGGCCTCAAGGGCACCGGGGCGCAGCGAATGCCGATCCCAGGCGCGGTGTATACCGACGTGGGGACGGGTGCTCCCGTCGATACCGGGAGACCAATTTTGTCTTTCACCGCGCGTGGGTCCCGCAAGGGAACGGGTGATCGGCCTCCTGAATTCCCGGCGCGCTAAGGGGGCTGCCTGAGCCGGGCAGTGTAGAGGAACTGAACGTCGGGTTTTCAAATCCCGGCACTAGACGTGACAGCCGGAGAGACGGCAACGAGGAGATCATAGCATGGCTCAGAAGGCCGGAACAACCGAGGGCCATCCCGATCCAAGTGTGCTGGAGGCCTTCCAGAAGTGGCGTGACCTTGTTCGCTCAAAGTGTTCTGGAGTTCGGAAAGTCGATGTCAGATATCCGCGCATCTCGATGCCCGGAGAGACACAAGCTGTAGAGATCAGGCTCACATTTCGCACAGGAGGGACAAGAACATGAGCAAGCCTCTCGTTGTTGCCTTGGGGAGGGCAAAGATTTCGGGCGTGGAGATCACAGGCGCAGAGGAGTACACTGGATCTCCCATCTTCATCATTCCGGACCGAGGGACGCTGCGAAACGTCAGGCTTGAGGTCATCGGCCCGAACGACGTGGCGATCACCCGAAAGCCTGGGTACTGTCGGACCTGCTGATGCCATTTGGTCCAGACAACATCTACGGCTCTCGCGGCGACTGGCGACGTCCCCGAGATCCGCGCGCTGTGATGAAGAACAGACGCCGCTGTCGGCGTGCGGAACGCAGGTGCAAGAAGCAGGGACGTAAGTGTGTCTAGTACCACGTTCAACCATCAGCACATCCACCAGAAGAACGACGCAAGTTGCATCGGGAATCGTCGCGGAATGGCCCGGCGAGCGAAGCGCAACAGTAACAAGAGAGATCGTCAGGTGCTCCAGCAGGATTTGGATCGCCGCATCATGGATCAGGAGTCAGTCACGTGACAGGAACAGTGAAGTGGTTTAACGAGGCAAAAGGTTTCGGGTTCATCACGCCGGATGACGGCGGCGATGACCTGTTCATTCACTACTCGAACATCGACATGGAGGGCTTCAAGAAGTTGGACGAAGGCCAAAAGGTCGAGTTCGATGCGGCCCAGGGACGCAAGGGCATGGAAGCCCAGGGCGTCAAGGCCGTAGGCTAACGAGTCACCTTGGTGGCGCGGGGCCGGGGGTGCGAATTGTACTGGGCGCGTCGGCTGATCCTGTATAATTGGTCCCGTGTTAAAATACTATGACGCAGAGCGTGCCCAATCCTCCAAGCTCGCCGGGAGCGTACTTTGCGCAGTTGGCGGAGGCGATCACGGGCGGCCCTGTCGACTACGAGGTCGGCCAGTGGCACGTCGTCAAATTCCTGCCCGATTTCCCTCAGACGTTCCTCATCGCGGGCTACGCGGAGGTCTTCCCGGCCCCCAGGGTCAAGCGGTGGGGTGTTCTGATCCCAGCACCCCCTCCAGACGCCCCCAGATCGCCCACGGGACTGTTATTGAAGGGCTTCTAGGGCCGAAAAGAGGCTGAAATGGCCTTGGTTGCGATCTTTCCAGGCGAAAACCTCCTGAGATTCGGACCCTGGAAAATTTTTGGTCGGGTTTCCGTTTTTGGCAGGCCGTTTTCCCTGAGCTTGGAGGTGCAGGAAATTTTTGGTTGCCCCCAGGTTTTCAAAGGCCGAATTTCCCGAGGCATATTGCCGGTCCAATCCGATAATACAGACATGAGGATAGAACGCGGACTCCACAGAGCACTACCTTGGCTCGGCAAGTACATCTGCGCCTGGGTGGTCGGTCAGATTCTGGCGTGGTGGCACCAGTGGCGGTACCTCTTCACCCGTGAGAGTGACAGGCACTGGGGGATGGACCACTACCGGGCGCGGCCGTCGTGGCCGTTCTACTACTGTCACCGGTCTGACTGTACGTGTGGTGAGGTGTTCTTCGACGCTGATGATATCTGACGCACCCGAAGCTCAACTGGCCGAGCACGCGGATTCTAGCACCGTGGGTTGAGGGTTCGACTCCCTCCGGGTGCGCCAAACTTTTGGAGCTTGTGCTGATGAGCGATCCAGTCACCAGATTCGTGTTGGGCCACGACGACTTCGAGCACCTCGTACGCGGCGGGTCGCTGCGACTGGGCGACGTTGAGATCTGCCTACAGGACATAGGCTTCGCGAACATGCAGTCGATCATCGACGACGCTTGGCACAAGCAGGCGCGTCTGGGCAAGGTCAAGGTCAAGGAGATCGGAAAGCCGTATGCTCGATGATGCGGCAAGTTACGTGCTACCACCAGCGAAAGACATCGGTGCGATCCTCAGCGTCTCACGCCAGTACCGGTACGTGCTCTGGCGGATCTGGAACGGCGACGCGCGGCCGGATCTGAAGATGCTGGCCTTCATCGGCCTGAACCCGTCGACGGCTGACGAGACGGAAGATGACAACACGATTGTACGGTGCGTGAACTTTGCCAAGGCGTGGGGCTACGACGGGATCTACATGGCGAATCTGTGGGCCTTCCGCGCGACGAAGCCCAAGGTGCTGAAGGAGCAGACGATCAAGGAGGCCGAGGGGCCGCAGAACCCAGGATGGCTGACCAGGGTGGCCGAGCACTCGAAGGCCGTGGTCCTGGCCTGGGGGAACGACGGCCACTGGCGTGATGGTGGCCGGAAGGTTTACAAGCTCCTGAAGGGTACGGGCACTCCGCTCTTCAGCTTGGGGCAGTGCGCAGGCGGAGAACCGAAGCACCCGCTCTACCTGAAGAAGGACACGCCGTGTAAGATGTTCGAGGGCTACTCGGAGTGATCCATGCAGCGGCGAGAGCGTACCGACGAAGAACTGGAGTGGCTGTTCTTCCTGGGCGTGTGTGTAGCCGGGAAGCAGGCCTACATCATCCAGGAGAAGATGAAGGTCTTTGCCGACGGCCGGACGGATCTGTTCGCCTACATCCGGGAACTCCGGGCGGCGGGCCGGTTCGAGGCGCGGCTGCGCGAAGTCAAGATGGGAAAGTACCGGATCATTCAGGCCTGCTTCGAGCGGCTGTTCGAGCGCGACCTGGACCTGCGGACGTGCAGCTTGGCGAACCTCGAAGCGCTTCCAGGCATCGGCCCGAAGACCTCGCGGTTCTTCGTAGGCTACAGCAGGCCGGGCTCGCGCGTGGCGATCCTGGACGTACACATCCTCCGCTTCCTGGCCGAGCAGGGAGTCGAGAACGTGCCCAGGCAGACGCCGCAGAGCCCGAAGCGGTACGCCGAGCTTGAGGAAGAGTACCTGAAGATTGCCGACCGGCTGGAGGTGGACCCGACCCAGTTGGACGATGTGTTATGGAAGGACCGGGCCAAGGGCGACTGGACGTAATGGATCTCGAACGGCTGCACGAGAACTACTTGTCGAAGCCTGCCCGAGGTGGCGGTCGGACTTACGACATGCTGGTGTCAGTCGTTCAGTGCGCGGACTGGCCGGACGTGAGCCCGATCATGGTCGTCTGTGCGCAGTGGAGGGAGGTCTCCAGGTTGATGGAGATGGCTGTCCACATCGCACACGACCTGGGTTTCTCCAACAGGGTCCTGGCCTGCGACCGACTCCAGGTGGAGACGACTGAGATAATCTTCAGGTCCTCCTCGGAGAGGTCGATGGGTCAGCGTTTTGCCAATGATTTTAAGGACCATTTTGTCTGGGACGTAGATCGCAGACTGATGCGGCTGTACCCCGGAGTCACAGGAGTTTAATCGCCGATGCCAAGCGGACTCATAAAACTCGGGAATGACCAGCAGCGTGCCTACCGCGCGTCGATGAGCGGCTACAACATCCTCATCACTGGACCGGCCGGTACAGGCAAGAGCGTGTTGCTGCGGGAGATCGTGCGCGACCTCCGGGTGGAGGGCAAAGAGGTCGCCATCACGGCCTCGACGGGCATCGCGGCCGTGAACGTGTCGGGCCGCACGATCCACAGTTGGCTGGGCACAGCCATCCGGGGCACCGTCAAGAGCATCCAGGAGTCGCTGAACCAAGGCGGGCTCAAGATTATCCGGGCCAACGCCGACCGGCGGATGACTGAGGCGCATGTGCTGGTGATCGACGAGGTCTCGATGCTGACCGGCGACTACATGAACATGATGGACTTCTGGCTCCGGAAGGTCCGCAGGCGGGACAAGCCCTTCGGCGGGCTCCAACTGATCCTCTGCGGCGACTTCCTTCAGCTTCCCCCGGTCCAGATCCCTGGCCAGGAGGCGGACGTCGTGTTCGCTTACGACGCGGACGCGTGGCACGAAGCGGATCTCAACTTGTGCTACTTGACCAAGGTGTTTCGGCAGGAGGACAACGACTTCCTGATGCACCTGCTCGCCATCCGGCGCGGTCAGGTCAGCCAGGATACGGTCGAGTTCTTCGACGAGTGCGTCAACCGGGATCTCGCCGAGGAGCCCACGCGCCTGTTCGCCACCAACAACATGGTCCGCGACATCAACGGCGGGAAGCTCGCCCAGCTTCCGGGCAAGCCCCACGCCTTCGATGCCGACTACATCGGCTTGGAGAAACACTACGCGAACCTCAAGAAGAACTGCATCGCCGAGCACGTGCTCTACCTGAAGGAGGGCGCACCGGTCATCTTCGTCAAGAACAACCCGATGATGGGCTACGTGAACGGCACGCGCGGCGTCGTCAAGAAGGTCCGGTACCCGATCATCGACGTGGAGAAGCTCAACGGGCACGTCGTCCCGGTCGAGATCGCATCCTGGGAGGTCCAGGGCAGCAACGGCAGCGTCCTGGCCGCCATGATGCAGTACCCGCTCAAGCTGGCCTGGGCACTCACGATCCACAAGTGTGTGGCCGGGGACACACTCATCGCAACATGCTCAGGTTTGCGAAGAATACAAGACATAGCGGGTGCCAACCTTGGGTCTGCGTCCTGCCGTGATCCCGGGATCGCAGTGTTTACAGAGGCTGGTGTGCGTGGTGCCAATCAGGTTTTTCGAGGAGTGGTTGAGGACTGTTACGAAATTACTACAGAGCGCGGGGTATCCATTACGGTGAGCCCTCGCCATCCGCTCCGCGCTGTTCAGTCTCCTGGTCAGTTTGACTGGAAGTTGGCACCTGACATCACGCAGGGTGACGCGTTGTTGATGCGTTCCGGAACCAAGAGTGAAGGATCTGATTCTATCCTAGCTTTCGATAGGAAGCCCGACTACAACGGGAACGATCACGAGTACTCTCTTCCTAGCTCCTTGACACTCCCGTTGGCAGAGTTCCTCGGTGTCTTAGTTGGTGACGGTTGTGTCACGGATGAGGCTGAGGGACGGGTAGAGGTCACTTCGGGTGACGTTGAGCCTCTGAAATTTTTTCAGTCTTTTGTAGAGAGCGTGTTTTGTGTTCCCGTGACGTTGAACAGGGGTAGGGAAGTCCCACGAGCTTACTTTCATTGTCGCGGGGTACGTGTCTTTCTTGAACACCTGGGTCTGGGATACAGCAAGGCACCGTCGAAGTCTGTTCCGGCTTCTGTTTTGCAAGGTTCAATTGCTGTGCAGGCATCGTTCCTGCGTGGATTGTATGACACCGACGGCGGAGTAAACAGTTCTGGGATACACCTGACTACAAGTTCACGTGTTCTTGCGTCTGAGGTTCAGACGCTGCTTCTAAACTTGGGGATCTTATCCCAAGTATCGGAACTCACAGAGCGGGCATGGCGGGTCAACATCACTAATCTGAGTGACGCGACCCGTTTCTACGCGGGCATAGGCTTCCGAGTCGACAGGAAAATGGCAGCCCTCAAGAAGCGGTTTCCCCCTTGTTGGCGGCCGGATGTCTTCAGGCTACCTAAGTCTGAACTTGGCGGTATTCCAGATGCTTCCTCCTGGGTAACGGAAGCAATGGATGAATTGAAGCAGGTCTACGGCCGATCCTACGGTAAGTCGGTTCGCTTGCACCTGCCTCAGGGTGCAGCGAAAAAGTTCCGTAACAGCGTTCGGCAGGGTGTTCGGCAGGGTGTTCGGATTACGCACAGGCACCTTGGTTCGTTGGCTGGGTTCGCCTGCGAGGCTACCAATGACAGGTCTAAGTTCCCTGCGTTCTCCCGGGTCGTGGACTGGCGCTTAAACGGGTGGTTTGTAGACCGAGTCGTATCGATTCGGCGTTGCCGCAAAGAGGTGTTTGATCTGCATGTCCCGGAGGATCACAGCTACATAGGTAACGGGTTTGTTAATCACAACAGTCAGGGGATGACCCTGGAGTACATGCACTGCGACCTCGGAAGCTGCTTCGAGGCTGGGCACGCCTACGTGGCGCTGTCACGGGCGCGCAATATCGAAGGCCTGTCACTGGCGCAGCGGCTCGACCCGAGCTATGTCAAGACCAACAAGGCGGCAGTCGAATTCTACCAGGAGGCTTTAGCAGATGGGTAAACGAGTAGCCAGTTCACACCCCAGCGACATGACCACGCTGGATTGGGCGAAGGTTGTCGTGTACGAAGCTCAGTGGTACCGGCAGGTGGAGAAGACCAGCGGCGTCCAGAACATCTTGTCCAAGATTGAGAAGGAAGCCTCCGCGCTGGTTGAGGCATGCCGGAAGCAGATCGATACGACGCCGAGCGTTATCATGGCGCTGTTCAAGGATCACCTGCTCGAAGAATTGTCCAAGGTGGTGTATGCCTATGATGGGTTGGGCTACCTCAGACTCAAATCCTTGGTAGCGGAGAGGAGTGTCGACGAGAGACTTCCCCCGGGGCGTACGCCGCGCTTCACGGAGTACAGGATTGGGGTCTATCGAAAGGATGCGGAAGGCAAGGACCCTGTCATGGTGGGCAGCATACATGTGGCGGCGAGCGACGATCCGGGAATTAACGTGGAGGCGTTGCTGCCTCTTGTTTGTCTGTGGATCAGGGAGTATGCTGAAGGGGTGGGTTTGGGGATCAAGTTCGAGCACGAGATGGAGTCGTATGCCAAACAACTCTGAGACTACCCAGAAGCACGAAAACTGGCCCTACTTGGACGAGGAGGGCAACGTGGTCAGGGGCGAGTACTGGGCTCCGGCCGATCCGGTCCCGTACTACATCGACATTCGGCCAGTTTGGTTGAGGATCTGGCACTTGTTTCTCGTCGTAGTCTGTGGTAAGGATGGCGAGAAGTTGGCGGACCCGTACATGGTCCCTGGCTCAGAAGCAGGATCGAGGAAGAAGCGTGGTTAGAAAGTACCATGTCGGTGAAGCCTACTCTCCCGCTCCGGATACGGTTGTGATTCCGGTCACTATTTGGTCTGAGTACATTGAACTCAGCTTCATAGTTGGCCCGGAAGGTGTCGAGTTCGACGAGGACGTCAATTCGTCGCAAGGAGGACGGCGTCCCGATGTAGTATCGGGGAGCTTTGCTGGCCCTGATCTTGGTGAGCGGTGTCGCTCCGGGTCGGATAAGACCAGCGAACATCAGTAGAGGAGAAGTATCATGTCAGAACCATAGATCCATAGGCATTTTTATGTTTTGGTCCGCACGGACCTCCCCTCGGAACAGCAAACGGTTCAGGCCGTACACGCTGCTTTCGACTCCGGCAAGTTCTTTGCCGAACAAGACGACCGCGACACCCCGTCCGTCGTCATCTGCTCAGTCCCTGATGAAGAAGCTCTAACCGAAGCCGCGCGCAGGCTGACGCGGCGCGGGATCGATCACGTCCTGTTCATCGAGCCCGACAGGGACAACGAGGCCACGGCTCTCGCCACGGCCCCGATCAACGGCAACACTCGCCGGATCTTCTCTAACTACAAACTCTGGAGGAACTAACCATGCAGGCCAAACAATATCGGACCAATCTTCGTAGGCTTCATCACCTGATCTACAAGGGCCATGGTAAGTCGACTGAAGCCAGTCGGATTCGCCATTGCCTGTCGGTCTTGTGGGAGCGGATGCCGAAAGAAGAACAGGAGGACGCTCGCAAGCTGGCGCACAATCTTCATGTCTTCGCTCAGGTCAAGCGGCTTCTGAAGTCCCTAGCCGCTGAGCAGAAGGAGGCCAAGGCTGCCCGGAGTCTGTCCAACCGGGACAACAACCCGCGCTTCCACGAGTACGCCGACCGGCACCGTCGTCTGACGGTGACCGGCAACCTGATCCACTTCTGGATCGAGCACGATATTGACCAGCGGAAGGCGCGCATTACGGCGCTGACCAATCTGTACCACGAGCTTCGTGGCTCCAAGCACCAGCACGGAGTTTCGGACGGGGCCAAGTTTTACTACGTCAAGGCACGCCAGGAGTACGGAGAGCGGTTTAAGATTTCTCCAAGAAATCTGAACAAACCGGTTGACGCCTCCGTTTTGGTGGCGTAAGGTGTTCATACGTCTTGAGACCTATACGGTCTCACTTCCTTTGTCTGTCGGGGGGCCTCGCTTCCCGGCAGACACCCCTAAACGGTGCTGGTATGATACACAGATCCAAAACGAGTTCATCGCGACGGATTACCTCCTGCCAACAGCAGGCGGCGGTGTATCATTTCGCCCTCGCAGCCTCGCTGTTAAATTGCGCGAGGGCTGCGTAACCGGCTGAACCGTGAGAAGGAACTCCAAACCCTTTTCCGGCTCCGGCCGGAAGAGGGTTTTTTATTGGTCTTTGACAACTGAATATGGCACTGATCAACATGATCCGAGGGTAGCTCAGCCGGAAGAGCGCTTGGTTGAAGCCCAGGGACAGTCGTCGGTTCAATTCCGACCCCTCGGACCAATGGGGGTAGTCTTGGGAGCATCCTGTCCCTTGCAAGGACGAGAGCGGGGTTCGATTCTCCGTACCTCCACCAAATTTTCCTGCCCGGATTGCCTCGGCAATCCGATAAGAACAATGGGGACCGACGCCAAGGTGGCTGTTGACCTTCGCATGGTCAGCGTGACGAGTTCGATTCTCGTGGTCTCCACCAGAACTGCGGCGTGGAGGTGAAAGTCCTTCTAAGCCGAGCCGCATAAAAAGTATCGGCGATGGGGATGTAGCTCAGTCGGTAGAGCGCGACACTGGCAGTGTCGAGGTCCGGGGTTCAATTCCCCGCGTCTCCACCAGTACTCGTGAGGGAGCGCCACCTGCTCCTGTACAAAAGTGGTGGGATTGCCGCTGCGCGGTCGGAGACACGTCGAACTTCGTTATCCTGAAAGGACATTAGTCCGGAGGGAAGGCGTGACAGAGGGAGAGACCCATCCAAATTATGGAGGCTTCAGCCGGAAGGCAGAGCAGCGGCATTGTAGACTGCCCTCACTGAGGACCGGGTGTCTCCTCCACCAGATTCCTCTGTGGTGAAATCGGTATCACGGCTGACTGTTAATCAGCTATTCCTGGTTCGAGTCCAGGCGGGGGAGCCAACAACAATCTCGGCCTGGGGACCTTCGGGTCCCCAGGCTCCGAGTACGTCGGTTAAAGCAGAGAGCGGCAATCTGGAAATCATGCCTGGGTAGCCCAATGGCAGAGGCACTGGTTTTAGGAACCAGACAGCGTGGGTTCGACCCCCACCCCAGGTACCAGAAACTATGGATGCGCGGCCATGGGCAGACGGGTGATACCGCGAGCTTTGAGCCCATCCCAGCGGGTTGAGATACCCGGCGCATCCGCTTTGCACTCGTGGCGGAACGGCAGACGCGCTAGCTTCAGGAGCTAGTTCCTTAGCGGGAGTGGTGGTTCGAATCCACTCGGGTGCACCATTGGTGATCGAAGCTAAACGGATAGGCACCCGGTTGTGGGCCGGGCAATAGCGGGTTCGATTCCCGTCGGTCACCCCAAATATAATCTTGGAGCGTGCGTGAAGAAGACTGGAAACAAGTGGCAGACAGCGAAGTGTGGCCGCTGTGGCGAAGCTCACGCGGGTTACTCAGGTAAGCTGGATGCCGCCGGGATCGAATACGTTGTCTGCGGAGTTACGCATAAGCGGATGAACGTGTCTGGTTCAGGAGTCGAAGGCTATTCGTTCGCGTACTCGACCAAGTGGGAGAAACATAACGAGGCAGAGCCCGACCGGTGAGGGAGCGGATTGCAAATCCGCTGTGAGTCGGTTCAATTCCGACCTGCCTCTCCAATTCGCCCTTCGTCTAACGGTAGGACACCTGACTCTGGATCAGGCAATTAAGGTTCAAATCCTTGAGGGCGAACCAAAACAAATATGTGAGCGTGGCCGAACGGATAAGGCATCCGGCTACGGACCGGAAGATTGGGGGTTCAAATCCTCTCGCACAAAAGATGCCCTGGTAGTTCAACTGGAGAGAACGGCGGTCTACGAAATCGCTGATCCAGGTTCGAGTCCTGGCCGGGGTACCATTTTTCTGCCTGACGGCATCCTGACGGAGATCTGACGATGACTGAAATAGCTGAGAACTTGGAGCGCATCAAGCGCGCCGCCGGACACCTCAATAAGCTGAGTGACGAGGCCAACGAGGTGATACGCACTGTTGAGAAGGCCTTGCTGGAAACGGGTTCAGGACTTCATTTTGAGAGTCCGAACATGGGTGACCGCGAGATCATGGAGTGGCTCGGCTGGTACCGTTACGCCCAGGGCAAGTTCCGGTTGATGTACTCCTCCTCGGATGTAGGCAGCAACTGGACTCCGCTAATCGACGCGCGGAGGGAGCAGCGCATACGCGCGGTCCAGTTGCTTCCGGACTTCGTACACAAGTATGCAATGCACGTGTCGGCTCACCAGATTAGCATGGAGGTCGACATGGCCAAGGCCAGAGAGGCCAACGAAGATCTTTCAGAAGCGTTGAAGCGCCTGCCGTCGTCCACGCCGCCGAAGATTTCGGGTATCGAAGACCGGGTGCGAGCAAGACCAGGAGATTAAGCGCCTGTAGTGAAACGCAGATCACGTCGACCTCCTAAGTCGAAGTTCTAGGTTGGATTCCTAGCAGGCGTACCATGTTCCCGTAGCCTAATCGGATAAGGCACCCGCCTCCGGAGTGGGAGAGTGCAGGTTCGAGCCCTGCCGGGAACGCCATCATTCTCCGGTGTCGGTGGTTCCGCACGCCCGCCTGATAAGCAGGTGGTGAAGGTTCGACTCCTTCCCGGAGAACCAAAATTT